CTTTTTTATTTTTAAATGTTAAACAATCCGTTGCGATGGAAGCGAGAATCCATAACAGGAGGATGGCCACGCTTACGATGTTCGTTGTCGTGTCTGCCTTGCTCACTCCCCTGAGTCCGACATCTACGACCATGAGGGTTATTACAACCCACGCCACGAATGCGGCGATTTTCCATTTGATTTTCTTCATTGTATCTATTTTTTAATTATAGTCTAGAACAACTCCTTGATTCTTCGGAAGTCCTCACCCTCTGGAACCGGACAATCCTTCACCCACTCCATGTCCTTCACTTTCCACATAGACAGGTCGATGTCCTTAGGGAGAAGAGCCTTCATGTCTGCGAAGAGGTTGAGACGAAGTGAACAGTCGGGATTGAAACCTCTGTCCTGCCATCTATTTCTCTTGTGCCTAAGCATCACATCGTTCATTTCAACGAACTTTACCACATCGGGCTTGCTGTGGAGCGTGAGACAGATTCCGTCGAAGTCATAGCTGCGATTGCGGAGTGTTCTGTAATCAACCCATGCCGTATAGAGGAAAAGTCTTGGTGCAGGGATTCCGAGCGTACGGAATACGTTTCTGATTCCGTGAGCAAGCCACATTGTCTTTCCGTTGCAATCCGGCAGAAGAGGTTCTCCACCGGTGATGCTAATCTCATCATAGTCCAATCTGTCAACTACCGGAATCTTCTCGAAGTCGAACTGGTTGTTGCAGCTCATTGGACACTTGTTGTGACACTTTGCAGTCACCAGCAATCTTAGTTTTTTGTTCATAATCTCAATATTTTGTTTATGTATATAACACCTCTATACCCATGTTGCTTACCTTAGGATTCTTCATACTTGCCATGAACTCTTGCATGACAATTACGACATAGCACCTTAACGTCGTTGCAGGTATATTCCCATGGTAGCAAACCTTTCTTGTAGCCTACGTGGTGAACTTGTAATCGCTCCGTAGAACCGCAAACCTCGCACTTATGTCCACGAACGGCAAAAACAAACTGTCTGAATGCGAACCAGCGAGGATCCTGCAAGAACTCGTCGTAGTTCATTTTTACGGCTTTAGTTCTAGCATTATCTACCCTTTTCTTGTACCTCTGTTTACTTTCATGCTTTCTTGGCTTTGGAATACCGAGAAGCACAGCCTGGTCATTCCTTCGTCTTTGGCTCACGATACTATTTCTAGCATCAACCAATGCTGTCCACGACTTAGTACGAACGCCTTTCGCGGTGGTCCAGTCTCTAGCCTCGAACTCTTTATAGAGAGCAAACGGGTCGATATCATAGCCCTTTCTCTCTATGTAGTCACAAAACCCCTCCAATGATGGAGTATCTCTAACAATATCTTTTCTCATAATCTCTACAATTTATGACGTTAATATTCTTTCTAAAAAGGCTCAGGCTCACTCCCTCGAAGTCTCCCTCTGCCACTACTATTATTATATGTTATTTTTTACCCATTACCATTTTTCTCTCAATTTTCTTCTGATTAGAACCACTTTTCGCCTTCGAAATCTGACTATTGAGAGTCTTGTATTTGTTGGCGCATCTAAGTTGTCCTTTTCTGTATTTTGCAGAGATGATAATGAGTGTTCCATCTGCCGTGCGGAAGCTCTGGTTGTTTGTGCATAAGCACGCATCAACGTCTGCCTCAGTGCATTGGATAATCTTTTGTACTGCTCCAGACTTAACGAGAGACTTGACGGCTTTTCTCGCCTGATACAACGTACCATTAATGTCTTGTGCTATCTTGGCGTTTGAGTAACTTCCGGTGTACTTCTCATCGAATGGTTTCTTCAACATACGAGCTTCCATCTTGCGGGCGTTGCGTACACTTTTAATCGAGTGCCCGTTAATGGCTCTACCATGCGTATTGATGACTTCTTCGATAATATTAATCTTGTTACTCACGACAACCTTGCGCACGAGACCCTTAAGGTTCGGTAGGCTGAGTTTGCTTATTTCCCCTCTTCTTGTCTTGTAGCTATAATTGTAACTCTCGTGAATCTTGTTCGCTATGATTCTTCTCACACCGAACTTGTTCGTATCTATGCGGCAATAACCGAACTCAATGGCTGAATCCAGGTATCGCTTGAAATCCTTCTTGTTGAAACCAAGGGCATTCGCTGCCTGATTTGTTGTTCCATAATGAAGGTCTGATGAACGGAACAGGAACTTTATCTTGAGGGCAAAGCAAAATGCCACTAAACGATTATCATCGCTCAGTGCAATCTGTGCCTGCTTAATTCCTATTCTGATATTGTTCATACCCTACGTATTTATATGGAAAAAGCTCCAAGGGTCAGCGGTAGAGAAATAACCCTCGGAGCTTATAAGCTTATATCTGATTAGCGGTCTTACGACCGAAAAACATTCTAATTTTCTGCTTACAATGCTCTCTACTTCACCGCTTGCGAGTTCAAAATTACAATAATATTTAGAACCGACCAAACGTCTGATTTCTGCCTAAAATTCAGTCATTCAAGTAAAAAGTAAAAACAAAACTCTCGAAAGTGCTGATTTAGCTATGCATTTCGGTTGAAGTAAAAACAGGAATTTGTGCTATTCATTAAAGTACGGAATATTTACATTAACCCTTTTTAAGGAAAAAGTGCGTTTTTTGATGTGTTTTTAGTGGTGACTTTTAATAAAATAGCCGCCTATCTGTTAAGTGATAAGCGGCTATAGTGTACGAGAAACTCCGATTACAGATGCCCTATATCCTCCTTGGATATCCAGGTTCCGTGACTTGGCTGTTTGTCAAGGGTACAACCGGTAAGGTCCTTCACCCCAAGCTCCTTGCACAGGTCCTCGTCATGAAAGTCAGCGTAGCACCACCACTTTGTCTCGTTGGTGGTGGTATCCTGCAACTCTAATACGACGTGAGGATAAAAATGATGTTCTGTACTTATGACTTTGTACATATAAGTTAAATTCGTTAATTGATGTTGAAGAAATATTGTTTTCTGAAATAAATCCACTATCTTTGCATATGTCTTCGGAAGACTTTAATCGAACCTTTATGGAATTGAAATAAAAATAAACTTCCGTTGACGGTCAATTCTTCGGAATTGTGGATTTAAACGCTCATAAAGAGCAAATTTCTACTATCGTAGATGTCAGACTGTAATGGTCTGTGGTAGCCCCGGCTTAGGTCGGGGCTTTTTCGTTCTACTACATCCGTAGAGATTCACTTTAATTGCTTTTTGAGCAAATTAAATATCATATTTTCCTCTGCTTCGTCGAGGTTGTAACAGGCGTGAGGGAGGATGGTAGTTTTCTTGTTATCTCGATGCAAATAGATAATATTCGCATTCTCGTGCCATGGACGTGATTTATAGCATCGCTTCACCATCTCCGAGAACGACGTGTTCTCATTTCTTGCGAAGCTGGAATCCCAGGCGTCCAGGAGTGCAACGACCTGCTTCCAGCTCAATTCGTTAACGTTTATATTGCCATTCTCTTTTACAACTTTTTCAAGATAATTTTCCATTTTACTGACTTTACCGTGCTGTCGAGGGCTTATAAGATTTATAAAGTTTCAAATTGTTTGTTTACGTGTACTTTCTGGAACTCTGGCTTAGGCTGATGTTCTTTGTATTTTTTTAATAGAATTTCCAGGTATGGCTCACCTTGATGTGCAAGCTGCTGGACTTCATAGGCTTCTACTGTTCTATGCCATTCTGTTCCGTCCTCGAAGTAAACGTTTACCTTGCTATTGCTACCGTTGTTGTGATAGTTAAATAATCTCACCTTCTTCAATGCTAATGACTTAACCGTGATGTCGAGGGCTGAAGTGTAATGAATTTAATAAACGTCTGCCATACTGCCGTGACCGCTCCATTGAGAGAATCTGATCTCATACCCGGTTTCTTCATCAATGAAGGTGGAATATCCGTTTTCCCATTGTCTTGGAACATCCTCGGCTCTGTCGTATGCCTCAATAACGTCCTTTGCGGTCTCATCATTGCTGTCGAGCAAATCGTACTGACGATTGTCGTTCGCGTATTCCACTTCGCTATGAAGCAAAACAGACTTGTAACCAGAACCATCGTAATAGTTCCAATATGTAGGGCTGTCGAACCATTCGTTTTCCTTTCTCCAGGTCTTTGCGAAATCGTTTATCTTAGCAAGCAACTCATCGCTGATTTCTGAACCGATGCAAGTCTCGAGTTCGTTATCCTCTCCATGTAGAGACAGCTCGGCAGTGTTAACTCCGAACTTCTTCTCTATAGCCTTCATCATATCATACTCGCACTCACTCTCGTCGTTCTTCAGGGAATAATCGTAGCTGCTTCCATCTGCTGCACAATTTTCGATTTCCTTGGCTAATACAACGAGGTATCTTGGCTGATCATCTTCTTGCTGAAGATTCTCCAATACTACTATGTCGTCTCTTTTCATATCATTCGCTTAACCGTGTTGCGTAGGGCTTGGTTATTAATTGCAGGAGCCGAAGCTCCCTATTTTTGGCTAATCGGGGCCGTTTTAAAAATCCCCTCCTACCCTCACGGGCAAGAGAGGACAACCATTTAAACAAATCTAGCTATGATTAACTAGAAATATCTTATTTTCCGCACTTAACAACTTCGAAAACACGATGTTCTCCGTCAGCAGATAGTCTGTTCCCATCTTCGTCACACATGTGGCCATCTTCGTTGACCCACATCTTCTGGTTGAACATCTCCTCGCACATACCGAGAATCTTTAGATACTCCTGCGCCTCGAAGATAACGTTCTTGCCTTCATGCTCTGCTCTCTTGAAGTTCTCGATTAGACCAGGATTCAGGTCGAGTGCAGTGACATCGTACTCATCCATTTCGTCATGATAGTGAATGTTGAGTATCTCCAACTCCTCTACCATTGCAGAATTTGTACCAATCTCTCCAGTCAGAGCCTTCATAACGGTCTCCTTTTCGAGCTTTTCGTACTTCTTCCGACACTCATTGATGAGTTTATCCAACTCTTCTTCTGTATAATCTTCTACCATATTCATTATTTTAATTGGTTAAACAATAGCAGGAGATGGCTAATTGCCATCTCCAGTTTTAGCTTGGTCCTCATCTAGACCATCATCCAGATCCTTATCGTATACACCGAACAGTCTCAGGGTACTGCTGTCAATCTCGGTCTTACCAACGATGTACCGCTGCGTCATCTGGATATTAGGCTTACCGTTACTAGTATGCCCCATCATGACGGCAATCTGTTCCAATGGTACGCCTTTCTTGGAGAGATTCGTGGCGAACGAACGTCTGCCGGTGTGTGAGGAGATAAAGAGGTACTTCTTTCCGGTCTCTTCTTTACCTGCATGGAACACCTTCGTATTCTCGTCTATTCCGCAATCACGGCAGATGTCACGAAGAGTTCGGTTGAAGGTCATCTCGCTGATTTCTCCAGGAAGTGGTTCAACGCCCGTGCCGCATACCAGGAACGGACGGAGCTTCTTGTGAAGAGGGACTCTTACTTCCGTCTTGGTCTTCTGTGCTACATACACCAGGAAGTGTCCGGTATCATCGATGTTCTCGGGGGTTATCCTCTGACAATCGCTATATCGTGCTCCACAGAGGCATTCCATGAGGAACATGCGCTGAACATATCTCTTCGTCTGTCCCCTTGGATTGTAATTGATGATTCTGTTTATCTCCTCATCCGAGAGATAGACGGACTGGACAGGAACAGCCTTCGTTCTGAGTATCTTTCCGAACGTCGGGCTGTTTATCTCCTTCGTAGCATCGTTCTCACGTATCACCGCCTTGATGGTGGCGCATACGGTCTTTGCTGAGTTTGGAGCGTAGTTCTCCTTGATCTTCTCAAAGAGGTCACGGAGGTTGTCGTCAGTGATGTCTTCCCACAATGGCTTGTGCCCCAACAGTTCATCGAACATTCTCACGACCTTGATGAACTTCGGATACTTCCAGATATAAGCTCCGTAGAAGGTGTTGTGCCTCCATGCGTTGCTGTGATAGTCAGAGAACCAGCCCTGCTTGATTGCGAGCTTGTACTTCTCCTGCTGAACAGGGCTCAACAGTCGTTCCCAGTCTCTTGTCTTGATTCTTAATTCTTCTGTCATAATTCTAATATTTTGGTTACTAGTGGCAAAGATACTAAAAGTTTATAATATAAACCATCATCTTTGCCGTTTTTAACGCTAATTTAACCTTCCGAAGCGGTCTGTTTCTCGACTGATACGAGTTCTATCGTATCTTCATTCCAGTTATTCCATACCTCTGCATAGTCGTCTGCCTTATCTTTGGCATCTCTTTCTGATTCTGCAAGGAATACATAAGGCTCATCCATGTCGGCCGTAGTTCCGTCGTCATAGATGAATCTGTACTTTGCCACATAAGTGCTGACGTATCCACTCAGTTCGTTGTTCAACCCTGTCGCAATATCAGCGAGTAGCTCGACCGATACGTTATCGTCCAATGCACTTACCTTGTGAGGCTCTTTGTAGTAGCCAACACCAACATTTATGACGAAAACCGGGATGTCGGTATCACCACTACCTACCTCTACGACATCTACAAGACTGCTATTGTTGATAACTACAGGCCAGCCAAGTTCTTTCTTCTGCACATTGTGCTCTCTCATAATCTCACGGATGGTGCATGCAAGCTCCATCTTGGCTGTTGAACGCAACTCATCAATCTTGTCTTTTAATACTTTTCTATCCATAATCTTAATATTTTGGTTTGACTTGATGCCCACCGTTCCCGGCAGGCTTGTTTGGCTTAGTCTTTTCTTTCGATATCAAGGCCCGTAAGCACGCCTTTCATATAGGCTAATGTCTCTTCCTTGCATTCCGATAGAAACTTCTGGCAGCCATCAATGATAACGCCGTACTTACCGCTCGGATAATTCTGTAGAGAGCACGAGTGGTAATGCTTTCCGGATTTCTCCTCGATTTCTCCTGCGAGTCGCTTCCCTTCGTCGGTCTCATTTGGACGATTTTCTGGGTACTCATCGTAAAAATACTCGTGCCATAAATCTAGTAGCATATCCTTGCAATCCTCCATATCTTGCAAAATATCCGATAATTTGTATGGCGCGCCGTTAGCACCATGTCCATCCTCGCCAATCCATTTACTGGCTTCCTCGTCAGGATCGAAGTCGCTATAATATTGATACAACTTATCCATGAAGTCAGACTTACTGCCATTCTCGAACCAAATTGTGGCGATGAAGTCTTGGTCTTGTGGGGAATACTTCTCTAACTCGACGCAAACCTCACCTCTTTCGTTAGGTGTATCGTCAACATTATAACTCCATCCTAAATCCTCTGCTAATTTTAAAAAATCATTCATATTTTTAATTTTAATTGGTTAATAATAGGAGCGTGAAACAATAATGTTCCACGCATTTTTCGGCTTTACACCGGCAGAGACACGATATATTCCTTCTTCTTCTTTCGTGTTCTGCTCTTCACAGTGAATCCGCAAAAATCTCTCAGCCACCCGGCAGCATTGCCGATGAATGGCTCGTTCACCATAAGGATAGGACGGAGCATTCCGTTCTTCTTCATGAACTGATAGTCGATGAAGTCGAACTGGTCATCCGGATCATCGCATTTCTTCTCCCACACGCTGATATCGAGATAGTCAATGAAGTCACCCTCTGGCGGTTTATCCATCTCGATGAATCTCTTCGGAGTAAGGAGAATCGTATCCTTAGGCTCGTGGGTCATAAAGAAATTCTCTATAACCTCGTTGAACTTGTTCATGTCCATCTGTTTCTGGACAATACCCTTTCTCTTCATAATGTCGGAAGCTTTAAGCATTCTTGTTCCTCTTCTTGCTGTTGCCATAATTCACAAAATTTTAATTGGTTAAACTTGGGGAACAAAAAACCGGCGTGTCTCACGACAGACCGGCTTGAACCATTTAAACAAAATCTAGTTATGATAAGGAGCCAGCCGCTGTAAACGACTGGCATGTTTGGCTAATCTACGTCTTTTAGGACATTCCAGTTGAAAGTCATGATAGCCTCGTTGTCATCAAGTTCAAACGAGATGATGAGTTGCTGACCTTTCCTCTGTTCATCGATGTACTGCTTGAATCTCGGGAATAAGGATGAGTGGATCATCTCAAATGCGTTTCCTGTAAGATTCTTTACGATTGTACTGGTGAATAAATCGAGGTCTTCGCAAGTTCGCAATATCTGAGGAATACATTTTGCCGTGACGACATTTTCCTTGATGGTTGCCATCACGGGGAGTCCGGCGATGAATCCGAGGTACACATTTCCATTGAATGAATAGTTCTCGTCATCGAACATATTCTCTTTCCACCAGTCCAGCATAACATTCTTGTTATCTAGAGGTGCAGGAACAAGGGAATTCACATCGATTTTCTCTTTAATCTCTTTCATAATCATTCATTTTTGGTTAGACATAGAATCGGTTACCGAATCAGTAACCGACTTTTGGCTAGAATGGCTCCCGGCTGGCGCCTTACTATAAAAGTTCGATCGGAGAGCTTTAGCTCGAAGGATTACCTCCAGTGAATGCACTGGAGGAGATCCTTCGTTGCAGAAGCTATCGTAAAACATCTTTGCCGGGCCACCATACTACAGGCGGCGAACCTTACTACTTACTGGCGATCACCTTCTCGACCTTAGCCTTATGCCACTCGTTAATCTTGCCCTGGATGTCGATATCGCTCTCTATAATGAGCTGCTTGAGAACACCGAGCATTCTCCAACCCTCTTCGTCGTAGAGCTTGGCTTTTGACTCAAGTTCCTTCAACGAGTTGGCTTCTGAGATCTTTCGTCCGTTTTTCCAGAATCTTGCTCCGTGGAACATGATGAGGTTTCTCATCGTGTAGTAGGAACCAGAGCCCTTATAGGCATTGATGAAGGCATCAGACTGCTTGGTGTCCCATGCGAGATGCTTGCGCTTCTTGTTGAACTCGTGAACGGCATCGTAGACTTCCTTGTAGGTATTGCTGTCATACATCTTGCGCGCAAGATTACCGAGAGGAGCATATACCTTCTTCTCTAAGTCTGCGACAAAAATGTCCTCGTTCTGAAGACGTACGTAAGGATTGCCCTTACAGGTATGCTTGAATGTCTTCGTCTTCTTTCCGTTCTTGTCTTTCTTGACCTTCCAAATAAGGTTGTCGTCCACATACTTGCGGAGCTTATTGATGTAGTCATAAGCCATATCGGCAGCAACGTAGCCTCCGAACCACCTGTTTCTCGCGCCGGCATTCTCGTGATCCCCGTGAGCTGCCATCTTCATCTGAGCATAGAGCTCATTTTCAAGCATGCGCCACTGGTACTCGTAGCCCTTGTGCTGCAAGACCTGGTTGAATGACCAGTTCCATCCGTCCATCTGTCTGAGCATGTGGAACATCTGGCTCATCACCCAACGGCGGAACAGCTTCCAGTTACTTACGTATCCACCCTCGACAATCTGCTTGCCTACCGCATCGATGGTCGCATCGTCCATATCAACAGGGACCGCCGCACCATTCTCGATCTTGATAAGCTGGTCGTCACCGAGAGGGAAGTACTTGCTCACGTCAACACCTGCTGCCTTAAGAGCTTCGAGACGCAACTGCGCCTTGGTCTTCTTGGTAGCTGCTGTAGCCTCTACGTTCTTTGTTACGATGTTCAAGTTCTCACCAGTGATTGTTACAATCTGCTTCATAATTCTAATTATTTTAAATTGGTTACTAAAAATTTATTTAACTCTAGTGGATGAGGCTTACGCCCCACCCTTGTTTGGCTCAATCCAGTCTCTGAGGATAATCAGGTCCTTGTCATTCTTTGAACACCAGAACCACGTTCCCCATCTGCCGTCCCAGTAAAGGTTGCCTCTGAGTAGCTGGACCAGTACGTACAGCTCCAGCTTGCATCTTGCTAGCTCTCGTCGCTCTCCGTACATCATATCTTCGTCTGAGAGCTCTTTCTCAGGCAAAGCCTTGAAGTAGTAGCGCCGGTGAGATTCTGCGCGTTCTGACGGCACAGAATGCTTGTACGCTGCATATCTCTGCTCGATACCTACAAACACAACCTCGGGTGTAAGGTAAGGCGTGTCCTTCGGCTTGTCTTCCTCGGACATTACTACCTTGCCGTTCACTCTACATGTTCTCTTCTGGAAGTTGATGGTGAACTTAGCACCATTCTCAACTTCATTGATAATCTCGTCGTATGTCATAATTCTAAATATTGGTTTATAGGAATGGAGCATTACAGCTCCATATTTTTGGCTTCTTCAACCAAGTCGTAATAATATCCATCGCTATAGAGCTCAAACTCATCTTTATCACTCCAATTCTTTGCTCGTATATATAGGTAGAATACTTGTTCGATAGTCAGGCCTGTAGCAGGTGTACTCGCAAGAACTTCGGCCATACATACGTCATCGTTGAAGTAATCCTCTTTCAGCTGATTGAATGTTATTTTCTCCATAATTCTAATATATTGGTTAATATGAAGGCGTAGAATTACTACGCCGTTTTTAGCTTCCCTTGAGTGCTGATATATAGGAACGCACCTCAAACAGGGTAAACTCATTGTCGGAACACGACTTTCTTAAAGAGAATACAAATTCCCTTCCTTCGATCACGTACTGGCAATCCGAACTAGTGTCATCGCACCTTGATATCTCTATTACGATATCGTTTCGTGTACTTCCGGTAAATATGCCTACTCGTAAAATCTTGTCGTAAGCATACTCCATCTGAATCTCATGCAACTGCTTAAGTATCGACTTGATCACATCTTTCTTTTTTCTTCTCATAATTCTAAAAAGTATTGGTTGATAGGAGTGCGCTCAGAGAATCTGTTGCGTAACTGTATGCTTTTGATATATACAGTATTATAGTCCTGAGACTCCTGGATATAATCCAGTGATTCTCAGGATGCTGAATACTGTATTTACAATCGATTCTCCTTGCGCACCATTCGGCTCGCAATAGCTATAGCATAGCCTCAGTAGAGTGTTGTATTCCTGTATCGTCTTGATTATTGCATGTATAAGAACGGGACGCGTACCGGGCAACCGCCAGGTTGTGTCCCGTTGTCACATTACATGCAACTGAATCTGTTCTACTCTTGGCTATGCGTCGTGATGCAATTCACTTTTGGTTGTTTGCAGGTACACTCATAGGTCTGTTGCCTACCTCTATCTTGACGATTGAGGGGTCTTGCAATACGCGAGATTGCTGGTATCACCAGCCTTATCGCGTTGACACAGAGATCGCGACATAAAGAATTCCTCCTCGTGTACCTCGTTTGGCAATAACGTTGTCTTCATCTGAGAGCGTGGCACGTAGCTGTAGCATCTTGATCTGAGGGATGTTGTAAGCCGCCGGAGTACCCGGACAGTGTTCCGGGGAGGCCGGCGGCATGGAAACATCACTCATAAATTCACTCTCCTCTGAAGACTACCCTCGTGCTAGGGTAATTCCCTGACCGATGGCTCGGCATAATGCTTTATGATTCTGATTTCAGCACAGGATTCGCCAGAATAGTTAATCCAGGACTCACTGGATTAACTACTCTGGTTAAGAGAACCTGTGGTATTAAACATTGCCATCCATCAGGGAGTGGTGGTATGCGCCACCGGTGGAAGTCATACGGACTGGCACATTTCTGTACTTCGTTGATGAGCTACGCCTTGTGCGCGAATTCGTCGACAATCCGTCTCAAGTTGCAAACTTGCGAACTTGGACGCATCGTCGACAAATCCCGTTATAGAGGCGCTAGCCTAAATCTATCCGTCCTTCTCTCACGTCCGTGTACTCGGTTACAGAGTCTGCCGGTCAGAAGATACTGCGCATAGCTATATCAGCATGATAATATCCTGGTGGAGAGGATCGCAGGACCATCTCTGATTCGGAGATAGGCCCGCGATCTTCGAGACCGGATGTTTAAAACATTCTTCTTCATCCCGGCAGTTCCTTGCGCTAGGTGCTCATCTACAGGGTATTCACCAATGTGTTGTACGCTGCCCTGCTCGTTCGCAAGGCATTCTGAGCACAACCTATCGATAGATACCCCTTGATTTCGCTCTCTGTCTTACTCCTGTTGGCTTTCACGTTCCTGCCACGACCTCGGTCTATACAACCGATAGCCTGAGTCTTTACGTATCCGAGACCACCGACCTTTCTCTTGCCTGTCTTGACCGCACGGATGCAGTCCATAACGAAGGTGTTGAGTTTGTCGATGTCTTCTTTCACGTTAATGACCGGAAGAACCTGAGTAGCCCAGGAATAATCGCAGTACCCCTTGTAGAGATATCTGTTTACTGCATTGATAGCTTTCGTCATCGTAGTGTCACGCTTCTTTATAGTCCTTTTCTCAATCTCCTTCTGGAAGGTCTTGATACGTGTGGACGACAGAGAGATATTGTGACCCTTGATGGAATATCCGAGGAACTTGAACCAGTGATTAGCGTCAAGATACTCAACCTTCTTCGGATTGAGCGTCATCTGCATCATCTCCAGTTCGCTCTTCATAATATCCATGGCTTTCTCATAGTCTTCACCGACAAACAGCGTATCATCTGAATAGCGGACGTAATATCCGTTAAGCTTAGACAGCTTGTCGTCAAGATGGAAGAGAATAACATCAGCCAGCCATGCGGCAACAGAGCATCCCTGCTTGAGGGACTGATACTTCTCGCAGAGGTTATTGTCTTCATCGAAATATATGTCTGTATGATAGTAGTCACGAATGACATCTATCAGTGCAGACTTTCCGTACTTTTCCTCTACCTTGTCGAATGCCCAGTCGATGAACCGAATAGGCACAGAATCAAAGTACTTAGAGAAGTCACCTTTCCACCCGATGATTTTTCCCTCTGCCGAGTATATTATCCGAGACACTTCCTGCACAACACGACCGCAGCCGATACCTTTCTGGTACGACGTGCAGCGTGGATGCACCATCTCTGGCATCAGCTCGAACAGGAGGTCGTTGTAGATGCTCAGTAGGATTCTATCCACAGACTCATTCACATAGACCGTACGGAAATCTCCATTGTCTTTCGGAATCTTCGCTGTGTGTGGAGGCATTATCTTGTAATTGCCGCTCTTGATCCTCTGATACATAGCCAGACGAGCCTCTGGTGTAGTCAGCTGATACATTACTGCTTTGTTCATGTCCTTGAATAAGCCTTTCTCAATGGCATACTGCCATCTGGCTTTTTCGAAGAACATCTCTAGGATTCTGTCTTCATTCATAATTCTTCTTGTTTTTGGGTTATTGTGCGCAGTCCTTAGCTGCGCTTTTTAGCTAGATAAACTCGTAATCGCCATATACTCCGTTATAGCACTTATCGGCAGAACGGTTTCGCCTGCACGTAATAACGTCGTACTCTTGACTGACAGGACTTTTTCTATAAATTCCGTACTTGCATTTGAAGCAAATCTTCTCTTGGATGTCTGTAATCATACCTGTAATCTTTTGGTTATTGGTGAGAGGCAATCGCCTCTCTGTTTGGTTACACACTTATTGCCCACACATCTTTTCGCTTCTTTCCAATGCTCTCTGCGTACTCAATGGCAGAATGCATTGTCGTTTTCATCACGTACTCTCCTTGTGGAGAAATTACAAACCAGAAGCCTTCGCTGAACTTGGATTTCTTGAATGGCTTTGCAATTTGCATCATCTTGAGTTCGATTAGACGATTCTGGCTTTTTATACCAGGCTCGTCAAGAACCTTCTTCGACCAATTCTTCTTTGGCTCCATCGCTCTGAATTTAGCGATAAAATTGTCTAATGCTGATTTTTTCGCCTCTTCCACTGTGTCTGCATCAATCGAGAACTCGTAATGCCGTGGACCTGTGTCATTTCTAAACAGGTAGCTGTACTTCTTGGATTTATCTATGCGACCTCCTTTAAATACGCTGTAAACGTCTGCTTTCATGATGATGTCTGTAAGCTCTTTAATCTCATTCTTTGTCATACTCTTAACATTTTGGTTGATAGCACGTGGGCGAACCCACGCTTTTGGCTTAGTCGATGTGCTGATAAACATCTCCTCCCTGCTCTTTTTCGTTGTCAGCATATAACTCCTGATTAGAGTCAAGTTCTATTTCTTCGTTTACAAAATTGCTGGAATCGAGAACGATGACAGAATCATTGTAGGCTGTTTGTACTTGTTCAAGCGCATCTTTCTCACTCTTGGCATCGACGCTGACAATCTTGTTTAAAGTCTCTGTGACTGATACATAATATCTCTTCATAATTCTTGTAATTTTGGTTAATATTGTTCCGTGTCGGGTCTCGAACCCGATGTGCGCCTTGTCGCTCACGGATGATAGATGTTAGAGTCTCTTGAGAGCAGCTTCGATGTCTGCGACTTTTTTGTCCTCAATCTTCGATATTTCTTGTAATATCTCGTCCAAGTGAGTAACAAAACTAAGTGCATCTACTACGCGACCAACCTTCACATTAAGGTCACCAGCATGTATGTCGCATATACCAAACTCTTGCAACAAATAGTAAATGGTGCCACTCTTTAGCGCAAGAAGAATGCGTTTAACACAACTTATTTGCACGGTAATAACTCTGAAGGTAATACCACAGCGAGGGATGAAGATTTCTGTCATGTCAAGCTCAATGAGCTTATCGCATATAGCTTTCGCCAGTTCCTCGCACTTTTTTTTCAGTTCTTGAGACTTGTGTGCGTAATCGTCACGTCCAAGTACTTTCCACATTTCTTTTTTCTTCATAATTCTTAATAATTTATTGGTTAATAATGTCAGAGGGATTGCACCCTCCGTTTTTAGGCTAATGCGCTCAATACTCTGTGGGCGTTGTATGCGACGGGATTCTGATACATCATCTCCGCATTGATTCTACGCTCACAAATCTCAATGCATCTCTCGTGTGCAATATTCTCGGACAAGGCATCAAGCTCGATATGGGTGCTGCCAGATGATGGCTTGCCCACACAATACTTGTGCCCGTCACGATAGCACACGATTCTTCTGTTCACACGATAGAAGGTTCTGTTTCCCTTCTTCGAAATTGTAATCTTTCCCATAATTCTTATTTGATTGGTTCGTAATGGTTCCCCACATTATCGTGGGGAGTTTTAGCTAATTATGGCGATATCGCCACATTTTCTGTAGAAATGCTTGTATGCTTCAAGCTCATCTGTCCCAGGAATATCTGTAACCTCTAGTTTGCCGGTATCCTTGTTCACCTCTGCTACTGAGAATGTGTTGTCGTGTGTCCACTTGATGAGATACACACGCCTTGCAGCATTCTCTGCTGACTCGACGATTTCACACTTCAGTAAATCGTCATTCAGGATTTTCTCTAATTCACTCATAATTATAGATTAATTATAGTTACACATTATTTCTGTCTCACTGATAATTTCAGCACAATACTTGCAGCGATGGCACATTATGTAGCCTTTTGCCAGTAATTTGCTGAACTTCGGATATGGGCATTTCTCACCCATACCGGCTCTCGTAATCTCAATTTTAATCATATTCAATCTGTATTGGTTAATAGAAATCCCCACCCGTGAGAGTGAGGATTGGTTTGGCTACGGCAGCTGGCTAGCCTTTGCCGCATTTTCGCAGTTGGTAGTCGTTGGGACTCCTTTCCACATCGTTCCGAAGTGATCTACGCAAAGAACCCATAAGTCAAGCTTGTCTGAGTAAGAGAAGATAAGATCAGGGAAATTCTTCTGCATCCATTCCTTATCATCTTCGCTCATGTTAGTGAGGAACCACTGGAATATCTCGATTCTGTCCCTTCCTTCTTCATCGCCATTTGTCCACTCTGGATACTCGATGTTTTCAATCACTGATTCGTCATTCTCTACAATCTCGTTACAGAGGATGAACGCACTTTTTAGCCAGTGTACGGCTGTGTAGTAATCCGTTATCATAATTCTAATGTTTAGTTAATAATCGTACTCCCCAAGCGAATGGGGAGATTTTAGGCTAAAAAATGTAGATGGCAGAGGTCCTGCCTGTCACGGCGTATAGCTGTCCGCTCTCGCCCTTCAATAACATTCCGTTGCAACCGTAGATTCCTGCTGCATACCCGATCTGAGTATAACTCTCAGGAATCTCACTTCTTCTGTCTGCGTAGGTTACATCCTTTGCCACACCACTTGCTACAAGTGATTTCAGCTGCTTACATGAATATCGTTCCATAATTCTACTAATTTAAATGGTTAAACATGGTTTCTGTGCAGATAGACCGCACAGAATGTTTGGCTAGAACTTGCGAGGACGCATGCACGCTTTCTCAATCTCTTGAGCTTTTCTGTCAACTCGTGCCGTACGTCTGAAATACTCACTCTTGTCGAGCTTCTTTCTCGCACACTCCTCGCTGATAACAGCCTTGTGGCTCGCTACGAGCCTGGCAAGGAATCTTCTGTCTCCGTCTGTCATAATTCTAATTTTGATTTGGTTAATAATTGGAGGCGTAGCAAATAACTACGCCGGGTCTGGTCTAAAGCTGTACGTTTGAAGCCACTCACAATTTAAGGCACTGTGGAAATCCCTTGCGGCTCTCTCTCCCCATCCTCGTGGTTTGTACGCGTCTTCTTTAAGATACTTCTCTACAAGCTTCTCTAGCTGAGTCTTTTCTTCTGCTGTCATAATATATTCTGTTTTGGTTAATAGTAGGCAGCACATTATCGTACTGCCCAGTTCTGGCTAGAGATTGTACACCGGACTTTCTGAAGCATTCAGGATAGAACTGCCGGTGAGAATGGAGAATGCACAGGGATCAAAATCATCGAAATTCTTCATCCTCTCGATTTTCTTCTGTATCGCAGCACGTATGGATGACATATTCCATCTGCCGTCGATACGCATGACAGAATCCATGCCCACCATTTCCACGATACTGAAATCATCCGTAAATCTCATGTTCACAAGATCAAATTTATTGATCTTGTGATAAAATTGTACCCATTTACTCATAATTCTAATATTTTTGGTTTGTAGGAGAGGGAGATGAAACTCCCTCAATTTTCAGGCTGAGTACTCCTTGATGAAGTCCGTGAGTTTTGCACACCCGGACTCTATCTCCTCACGGCTGTCAAAAATAGACAAATGCAGCGAAATACTATCTAGTACCTCATCGTCAATAATGATGGAAGCATACACTGAAATGTATCGCCCGCTAGTTCCTACACCTACTTCTAGGTTGAAAAACTCGATACCAAACGTATCACGCTGCATCTCCTGCAATCTAGGCAGAATATTGATACGCAAATCTTCTATGCGCTCTTCCCACTTGGGATTTTCTAACTTCTTCATAATCTTAAAATATTGGTGAATTGTATGCGTGACAATCGCCACGCACATTTAGCTCATGCACAATACTGCAATCTCAGAGAAGCTCTTGGAGATAGCCTCCTTGCTACGATAATCTCTGTAGCCTCTGGTGTTATTATTGTGCCACTGGCGCGCTGCAATCTTGATTTTCTCCATCTCATGCATAAGCGCACGCTCAAAATTCTTCTGTGATTTTCTGTCTAACATAATTCAATTTGTTTAATGGTTTTACATAGTATGCCCAGGAAAATGCCTGAGCACATTTTTGACTACTTTCTGAGACCTACGAACGTTGTAGCTCCATCTGGCGTGTGCCAGCCGTTAAGCTCTGAAATCTCATTTGCCTGGCTGATAACCGTCTTTCTCAGCATCACGTTCGCTCTATGGCAGTTCACGCTGTCAACGGATACGGCTACAAGTGCAAGACACACGATAACAAACACTGCGATAAAAATTCTCTGTTTCATAATTCTGTAATTTAATTGGTAATATTATCGTACTGCCTGGATTTCTCCAAGCAGAATTTAGCCAAATGTTTCCAAGCACAATTTTCGTACTTTCTAGATTCCTCACACTCCAGGCAGGATGAAATTCTCCAAGCGGAGTGTAGATCTCCACAGCTCACGGAAATACCACTTGCCCTTTTTCGTACTGCTCCAAATATGCACAAGCAGAATTCCGTAAAGAATTCCAAGCACATTCAGGAGAATTATCGTACTTGCCAAGCAAATGAATATTGGCGAAGTCTGAATAAATCCAAGCACAATTATCGTACTTGAATAAATAATCTGTCTTGCTTTCATAATTCTAATTTTATTGGTAATTGTTCCGTAGCCACACACGACAATTATCGTACTGGCTACGGATTTTAGGCTCACAACACGCAGAATAATGTAAGCACACCATTCTGCAAAGACCCGAATTCTACGTGACTTAAAATCTCCTGAGCATCTGCAATGATACTCTCTACCTCTTTCATATCGAGGCATTTAATTCTCATCGTACTCATAATTCTGTAATTTTGGTTATTGTTCCCTACAAATGTAGGGAGATTTTAGGCTACTGAATTCCGGCAGACCAAGCGAATCTTTCTTCTTCATCATTCAGTCTGTAGATACTGGAAAGCATACCAAACAGGCGAGGACTGCTGTTAACGAGTTCATCGTAGGCATCCTCTGCACTCTGGTCTGTTACATTAATACGCACAAGCGTCTTTCCTATCTTCTTCAAAATCTGTTCTTTCATAATTCTAATTTTAAAATGGTTCATAATTGTAGAGCGGAGATTTCTCCCCGCCCCGTTAGCCAGGATGTGCATCTTTGCACCACGTTTTATCTTTATCGTCTTAACTACGTGGCTCACACCCTACAGTTATTATGGACTGCATCCAGTCAGTTTCTCTCGCTGCAAACTATTATGTTACCTGTGCCAACTGACAACACATTTCAGATAGCTCTCACTTATCGGATATACCTCACGTGGAATATAGCTACATTATCCACGGTGATTTCACGGATAACCACTCCGCACGGCTCACAACACCATATAGAATATGAATTATGATTTCTCTCTAAAACTCTCATCTCGCTAGATGATACAAATTCCCTAGCCGTCGTGCCGTCTCATCTCATTCGACGCTCACGCCAGGAATTTTTGCGTATCTCTCGGATGGATGTCTCTGAGTAACTCGTTACTCTCTCCCATCTCGGTGTGCCTCTCGCACTCTCGATTTACTGAGATACTTCTCTGAAATTTTGGCAATTAGTCCCCTGAGGGAGAATAAATTCTCTCTCTAAGGTTAAGCCCACACACCACGACAAGGTTTCCAAATTGTGTGGGAAAAATAAGGATACGATGACCCGCACCGCACAGAAATTGCACGGTGTAAATTTCCCACTGGCTACCTATCAGATAGTCAGTGGGAAAAATGAAGGGGTAAAAGATAGGTGGTTTTTCGCTACCTATCTAGTTACTTACTTTTGCGCTGCTGCCAACTTTGCCTGTAAATCTGCAATTTGCTTCTGTAAATCCGTGATAGTCTCGGACTTTTTCTTAGCTACCTTTGCACCCCCTACAAATTTGTGGTGCAAATCTGACAACTTACTACCTAGACGCTGCAAGCTGTCTATAATTGAGGTTTGATTATATTTCCCGTTATTATCAAACCACGTAAAGAAATTTGGCAAATTGTGGTTGCGTGAAAACTCACTGACGGCGGTACGAACACACTCTGTTTGTAGGTTGCAATACGCACTATCTGAAAGTACGTACTTTGTAGCTAGCTTGTTGTAATTAGCTCTAGCGGTTTCGAGAGCTTTTTTTGCCTCTACTATCTCTTTGTCGTTGCACTCGCTCAATAGCTTTTTGCGGTAACTATTGAGCACCTCTAAACTCTGTGATAATACCGCACTCTTTTTGCACTCGTTAACATAACTAGCTACCTTCGTGCTCGTATGCTCGTAACCTTGAGCACCTTTTGTTTCTAAATCTTTCATACCTAAATTTGTCTAAATGTTACTTATAAGATAGTGTTTCTATCTCTTTTTTTCTACTGCAAAGATAATACTTTTTTTCGATATAGCCAAATTTATTGTGTTAAATCTTAACTTTCTAAAGTACTATAAAGCACTGATAGACAGCATATTAGAACTTTAACATATCGTATTAAAGTAAAATATATGTAGCTTTTAGCTTTATATATGTAATTATAACTATATTATATGTTAATTTTTTAACATATAACCAGTTGAAAAATATGTAAGGTTTTATTGGGTCAAGTGATATGTAACAATCTTTTGTGTTCCACGGTGAATATTTATGCAAAATATGGAATTAATATGCAGTGTAAAGTGTTGTGTATCAATAGGTTACAAAAGTTAGTTTATAATATAAACCAACAATATTAAAAAGCGTAAAAATTGACGTTTCACGTTCGTTTATATAGTGTAAACTAACATATATTGTCCTATCTTTTCAAAACAGACCCCCACACCCCCTATATAGCCATAAATCCAGCGGGTAGTCACCTCATCTAAAAATTTTTTCTTCCGATTTTTTAGACTACTTGTAACATAAACTTACTTTTATTACCAAAAGCATTTTATGCATATTCATTCATCTACCTATTTTTAACATTTGGCAACATTAACTTCTATATTGGTGAGCAAAACCATAAATGTATATCTATTATTCATTAAATGTATATCCAATATGTATATTTATACCCTTTATTTACTAGGGTTATAGCATATCTACAGGATATTTTCCGTATCTTTGTATTGTCGATATTTTATAGTCGACATGTTGTAAGGACGAGCTGACACGTGTTATCCGTCAGAAAGTCCCTGTTTATCGGGGGTAATCCTACACAATAGCGGAAAATTAATATTATTATTGTACATAAATGGAAAATGGTATAGCTATAGACACATTGCACGCTCAGCTGCTGGACCTTTCGAGGCATGACGAGTACGGCTTCGAAGAGCTCCGTTGTCAAGACTGGGGTAAGGCAAACTCTGAGAAGTACAACAAGCTGAAGTCTAATTTCATCAGGTCAATGAGACGTCTGGCGAAGAAGGCTCCGGTGAAGTACTATGGCGGTTCGTACTACATGTTCAACGGCAAGATATACGAAGCTGTTCCGAAGATCGTACTTGAGCAGGCTTACCAGCTGTTGCTCCTCGACCTGGCCATGGCTCCGATGCTAGGCATAAGTACGGTGATGAACAAGTCGTTCATGGAGGTGATAGAGTGCTACAACATACTGAGACCGACCTTCGATATCGTTGCATTCGCCAACGGAGTGGTTGACTTCGGAAGCGGACTGAAGTACCCGAACGTGATGCCGTTCTCTCCCGAGTACCATGTCACATACTACCACCCATACGACTACAATCCGAAGGCGAAGTGTGACAGGTGGACGAACTTCATCAAGGAGGTCCTTCCGGACAGGACATCGAGGATGATCCTCCAGATGTTTCTCGGCCTCGGTCTCATACAGAGAGGTACTGCATACAATCCGTACGAGGGGAAGGAGTCATCGAAGATTGAGCTGTGTCTCCTGCTCATCGGTACGGGAGCCAACGGAAAGAGTGTCATCTTCGACGTTGCCTGCAACATATTCGGCAAGGACAGGATAAGCAAGATGGACTACGCCGACCTCACTGCCGACGGTGACGAGGGAATGAGGGGAAGGTATCCCATCAGGAACGCCATCTTCAACTGGTCTTCCGATTCCGACCCGAAGAAGTTCGGAAGGAAGAATACCGGAATGTTCAAGAGACTCGTGAGTGGCGAGCCCGTCCCGATGAGAAAGCTCGGCAGGGATATCCTGGAGGGGAACTCAATCCCCTACCTCATCTTCAACCTCAATGAGCTTCCGTTCCCAGACGATGCTTCGCTCGGATTCATCAGGCGCTTGCAGTACGTGAGCTTCGACGTGACCATCCCAAAGGAGAGGCAGGACCCGGAGCTGGCGAGCAAGATTATTCGTGAGGAGCTGAGCGGAGTGTTCAACTGGATATTCCGTGGCGCGATGGAGCTGAGGAGCAGGAAGTACAGGTTCCCGGCAGCTGAGGGCAGCAGGAGGCAGCTGCTCATCTCTCTTCTAGGAAGCAATCCTATATATGCCTGGATAAGGGCGTATGATATGAGGTGCAGCCCAGAGGCGAGGGGCGAGATTTCGGAGTGCATGCTTGCCAAGGAGATGTATGAGAGGTTCGTCGAGTTCTGCAAGGCCAACGATGTCGAGGATAAGGATATCCCTACGATTCAGAAGTTCGGACGGGATATGAGCGACAAGCACGGCTTCTTCAAGAAGAGGTCGCAGGGAGGAATGACGTATCAGGTGTACGGCGCGCAGATGATTGACCTGAAGCAGGAGCTTCTCATCAATGACGTGAAGAATAAATTGCGCAGTGAGGAGGACATCAAGCAGCCGGAGAGCTTCATTCAGCCTGATGATTAACGGTTATAAAACAGAGTTCTATGATAGACAAGGAATATATCAAGGAGATTGTCTCCCGTATCACGAAGAAGAAGGCTGACGGGAATATTGTTCCGGCCACTGCTTCGATGAACGAGATTATGACTGCTGTTCGCGAGGATGCCCTTGAGTGCATGAGGACCATGTGTAACGAGAGTGAGATTGCGGTGAACAGAACGTTAAACAGTGTTTAATTCAAATGTTTGTAGCTCATGGAAGATGTATATTATTTGCCACCGGGTGCAGGTGAAGACTTTTATTTCGCCACCAATCCATTCGATAAAGATTACATTCGAGGAGTAGATGAAGCTGACGGACCAAGTTTCAGTGGCGAATTCACTATTGATTCTGAATGCAGAGAAGGCTTAAACGAGCTGCTGCTCGAAATCCTCTACGGCGACAGAATAAGAAAAACCACAGAGCGCCTCAATGACGAGTGGCTGAAGAAGATGTGGAAGGTTTCTGAGGAAGACCTAATGGTTTTCAAATTCGAGCAGATAGCCAAAAAGTTCGATTCTTCGCTTGAAAGACGGCTTTCTGCTCGTGAAAGGCTATAAGCTATACGTAGAACGAGACATACAGCTTTTTAATTATGAGAAGACATCACAATCCTAATAAAGTACCTCCGTTCAAACCGGACCCAGAACATTGGACCAGGAAGGTTCATTCATGGAAGGCGAAGGTCGCATACGAGACTGAGGATGATGCTTGGGAGTTTCTTGAGACGCATCCGAAGCTCATTCAGCAGGGGATGACCGTCTATAAATGCAATGTCTGCAATATGTTCCACTGCGGGCACAAGTATAACCATAAATAGTTGAAAATATGAAGAAGAAAGGATATTACGAATACGACCCTGTTATCTATCCAAGAAGGTTATGTGTCGCTATTGGAATGAACCAAGAGGATGCCAACAAGTGTTTTGAAGGTAGAAATGGCGAGGTTTTGAGGGTTGATTTCTCTAATTATGACGCAGCAACCTACGATAACGTTAGAGAAAAGGCGAATAATAAGCTTTGTTCATTTGTTAATTTTGCAAGCAAGGATTCTATGAGGATGGGGACTTGTTGTCATGAAGCTTCTCACGTCTGCGATGCCATCGAGGATGCTATTGATATGAAGCACGGCGGCGAACCTTCTGCCTACTTGATTGGTTGGATTGCGTCTTGCATCAACAAGGCTCGTTTGGGCATTGGAGATTTCGTTGAACTAAAAGATAAGGAGGAATAGCTTATGATTAAGAAAGAAGATATTAAGGTTGGGCTGCGATTTTACATCACACGAAAGGATTGCTTAAAATGCAATTTTGACCCGATAGGTATTCAAGGCAGCAGCACCCCTATTCTGTTCAATGCCGAGAAAAAGGATGCTGATGTTTATATATGTACATCTGTTAGCACAGATTACAAGTATATCGCTCGTTTTCGCGAGGAGGATATTATGATGTTTGGTACAAAGTTCGATATAGTAACGAAAGGTGAAGGAGAATCTGCAAACAAAAAGACAGAGCAAGTATCTCACCCATCCCATTACGCTTGGTTGAAGGATTTGTGCGGTGTTGAGCCCTTGGACATTTGCAGACATCTTGGCTTCAATACAGGGAACGCTATCAAGTGTCTTCTGCGCAAGGATAAGGTGGATGGCAACAAAACAAAGACCGAGAAGCGCATCGAGGACTTGCGTAAGGCAGTGTTTTATATTCAAGACGAAATAAAATTATTGGAGCATGGAACAGACTGATTACACTTGCAAGGATTGTTTCTTCTTTAAGGATGGAACTTGTAATAACCCTAATGAGATTAGGTTTACTTCTGAGGAGAATCCTTCTTGCACAGATTTCGAGTATAAGGAAATAAAAGTTGAACTTTAAAATATTGTTATCATGGCATTACCATTTGGAAAGACTATCAAGACAAGACACTTCACCGTGCTGAAGTTCAGCAAGAGCTTGTCTAAGAAAGAAGTTGCTTCACTCAGAGAGGATATCCCTGCTGATATCAAGAAGCATTTACAGAGAGGCTCGCTGCCTTTCATCAAGATTGCTAACATTGCCGGCACATGGGGAATCGAGTACTCTATCGGTACATCCATGTACGCTGCACTCGATGAATGTGTTCCTGTGGACGTAGGAGACCATTACGAGTTCTCCAAGGACGATGGAAATATCATCGAGGCATTTGCCCAGCTTATGTATGCGGATACATCGTTGCCTGGCGATGCAGAATACACGGCAGGTAAGTTGAAGCTTCGTGACGAATACCTTGCCCGTGAGTCTGCGAGACTGAACGCTGCTGCCGATGAGGGTAAGACAGAAGAGCAGCTTCGCAAGGAGAGCGATGAGGCCGTACAGGAAGTCATCGACCGCGACAAGCACGCCGAGACTATTCTTGAGATGGCAGAGCAGATTAAGAAGGAAGGAGGCAAGGATGAGCGATAAATTGCTTGAGGTCGTTCAAGACCATACTTCCCTGGTACAGGCACTCCAGTTTATTTTGGAGGCCGCAGAGACGAAGAAACTGCCATCATACGGCGTTCTTCCTACGTTTAATGACGATATGCTTGAAGATCAGGTGCGAATTGCGCTTGAACTCATCACCGGAGAGAAGTATCCCTGATTGAATTTACATTTTTCTTCTACTTTCATAATATAAAAGTGAGGGGTGGTATCTGTGAAGACACCACCCCTCGTAACCAATTAAACAGAATTACGAACAGCAGAACGAATCTGTGAACGTATATCTACCTGCAAAGGTACTTGGTTTTGCAGAAATTCTAGTAAAACAAAGTTACTTTAACACGAATTTAACTATTTCTTCTTCTTTTGGAATGTCGCCTGACCATTTTTGAAGATAATGCAGTCATCGCAGCATCGAGGCATTGACAGAGGAATGTAGTAGTGGACCACATTATTTTCCGTATCAATCTCATCCTGCTTAATCTTAGAATAGTCTGCTATCATGGCTGTCGTCTTTTGCCACTCTGGAGAGCCGAATTTCTGCTTTCGCTGAGCGATAACGAGGTTTCTCAGAATCTCTTCCTTTGATGTAGCCTTAATAAGTTCCTCCTGGGTGAGCTCATCGCTATTCTCGTTCTTTGCTTTCTTGCCCTGCACCTCTGCGATTCTCTTCTGAACAGACTCTTGGGCTTCAAGCAAGTTCATCTCGTTTTCGAGGAAGGATTTCTCCCAGTTGAGTCCCTCGCCCTGGAATGCAATGGCCCAACTGTCACGGATAGGCATTCCTGAGCCACGGAGACTGGCGTAGATGTAATAGCGAGGGTCTTTCATCTTGAGAGCCTTCGCCTTCTTGTACGTATCGACGGATAACGTGTATCCTTTTGTTTCTTCAATCATAATCTTGATATTTAAAAGTTCAACATTTGCTGCCTGCGGTGTTCTCTCCATACATTGATAGACTTGCCGTATATCCAGTAATCGAACACCTCTTCCGGCGACAATCCTTCGTCTATCATCCTTCCGCTAGCCTGGATATCCTTGATGGCCTTAATCCAACTATTATAGATATGCGGATATCGTTTGCAGTCGGCGAGTTTCTGCTTATAGTTGTGCATAGGGCAGCACAGGCAGCCAATCCTATAGTAGCCCTCGTCGTAAAGCTTACAATGCTTGATGCCGAGTGTATTCAAGAATAGCCATACATCATCATCTGTCCACTCTATGATTGGAGAGATGAGGAGCGATTCGTAGCCTCGGATACAGCCGATGGTACGCTCATCACTGGCATTGGTGATGTTAATCTCGTGGATGCCCCACCGGGTTGGACGGCCACGCTTCTGACTGTTCCTCTTATCACGGAACTCGTCAAGACCTTCTAGGGAGCCTCTATACTTATGGTTGGTAATCTCAACCTCACTTCTACCCGAACGCTGTCTGCTTTCTGCGTGGCGGATGCCTATGAGAACCACGTTACCTGCGCCAATACCTTCTTTATAGACTCGACAGCACCATCGTATCAGTCTTGTCGGAAGCACGCCTTCCTTACGGGCCTGGTTATAGATGCTGATTTTAGGCTTTATCATATCTACGTCCGGATACTGCTCACGGCCAAACTTGATTACCTCGGGAGGGTCAACAGACGTAAGACCCATGTGAGCCTTGAACTTCACACCTGCAATCTTGGCAATATGATACAGGCACTGGCTATCCTTGCCTAAACTGAACGATAGATAAAAGCCTTCGTTCGGTGAGTATGCCAGTGCAAGCTTTTCATCCTTTCTCAGCAGCTCTACAGAGTGCTTTATCTTCTTCTGGAATCCTTTAGGGAATTTCGGAAGAATTTCTTCTAAAGTGAAATTTAATTCAGAATTTATCATATCATTTCTTTTTATTATCCTTGAATACAAATAAAGTGTAACAACAACACGAAACATGGAACGGTGGATATGGGTCTTTGAAAGAATGGATGCCGGCATCGGCTTCATTTTGGCAGATTTCGCACGGATATGAACTGCCTCTCTTGACAAGAAATCCGATAGCCTTGTTCTCCTGTCCATACTCCTGCTCTGCCTGTCCCCACGCCAAAGCAATCACTTGAGAAGCATTTCTTACGATATTCTGATAGGCGTTCTTGTAGTAGCCCTTTCCGTAAGAAGGAACATCGATGTTGATATCCTTTCTCTTCGCTTTGGTGATGACTGATGTGTGATATGGGTCTTTATAGCCTGTACGGATGGAAGACAGGAGCTGCTGGTCTGAATATCCCATCAAGGTTCCTGCCTTGATCATCCTTACAATATCTTCAGCAAAGTTTCCAAGATAGACGGCGTTCCTTTCGGATGTCGTCTTTCCGTAGATGTCGCTGACGAGAAATGATTCTATGTTCTCGCTGTCAATCCCGAGAATCTTGCATGAAGCTTTGGAGTAAGCAGAGATGTAGCTATTGATACTCTCCTCTGCATCAGCAGTAACATTCTTGGCGTAAGAGAGCAGGGCTGACTCGTTTGTGAGCCTGTCCGCACCTCTGTATCGCTTACTTGCGGCAATTATTTTCTGTGTCGATTTCCAGAGAATATCTGCAACATGGTCCTCGCAGTTTCGGATTGCCTGCAAGCGCTTTCTGCTGTAATCGACAGAACGTTTTAACTCATCCATAGGCTTACTTCTTTACGGTCTTCCAGTTGTTACGGCCCGGCCAGTTGCCGTTCTCATCCCAGTCTGTCCCGCTTTTGTTCGGTCTGCCGGCGCCACGACCAGTACGTACGTTTCCGCTACCTCCATTCTGAATCTTCGCCGTTGCCTTCTGCTCCTCGATGGCATTCTCTGTTTCGTTATCCGCACGCTGCATATCCATGAGGAGGTCCTGCTGGTCTTCCTCCTTCTTCTCTCGCATAATGCGGTCGTATTCATCGTTAACTGGGAAGTCTGGGCAACGCTCAGATGCTGTCTGCTTTGAGAGGAAGTTGTTCTGAACAGCTGTCGCTAAGTTTGTAATTATTTCAGATTTATTCTGATGCACATAGATTTCCACCCAAGCGTGAATAGGAAGACCGGTCATAGTGGCCATGCAGTTTTCTTCAACTCCGATACCATACTTTGAGATACGAACAAGTTGATCCAGGAACGGATGCATCTTCTTAGCATCGTTCTCAGCAACCTCGATAGCAGGAGAATAGAGCAGCTTGATGGCAACGCCCGGAAGGTCACCCGACTTCAGCTCCGGTGGCTTTACTGTGAACGAAAGCTCATAGATGAGGTCATACGACTTGTTGAGCTGTGTCGCAAATGCATCGGAAGCGTCTGTCCCGTTAATGAAGTCAGCATCACCATTCGTATCGGTAATCTGAATCATCTTTGCAGAACCATTCGTGTCACCAACAACGGTAATGTCGTCACCATCGCCCTTCAGCTTCATTATAGGGAAGGCGTAAGCCTTGTTGTTCTCGCAGAGATAAGAGAAAGCTTCCTCGTAGTCCTCGATGTTCTTCTGTACAACAGACCAGCATGGGCCGTCATCGTTTCTTACGTATGCAACAGGGATAAATGGGAAGCCGTGAGCTTTCTCTTCAACGCAAGTGTAGTCGTCGATTCCGAATATCTTGGCAATTCTCTTGATAGTCTCCTTGACCTTGCCTTCGTTAACTTGCTTCTTGAAGCGGTAGAATGTCTTGTCATCCCACACCTCTACCCATTCAATCTTTTCATTACCTTCCTCGTCGAAGTCGTAATACTTGCGAGCAAACACAACGAGTTCACCAGTAAGAGGGTCGAACTGAGGATACAATGTGTCTCCTCTATCGAAAGCCAATGTGCGAGTACCGAATTTCTTGTTTTTATCGAAGAATCCGACTACAGCAGCCTCAGCAACCTTCATGTACGAACTTACAGCCTCATAGTGGCGAATCTCCATATCGTGCATATACCATCCCTTCTTGAACTTGGCAAGAAGATTAATATACTCTTCCAGTTTCTTCATCTCAGGATCACCGGCAAGCTCAAACTGAATATCGTTACCTGTCATGTGGAGAACGTGCTTCGTATGAATAACCTGCTGGAAAGCAAATGCCGTTCTTTGAATCTCCTGGACATACCATTTCCCGTCTTCCGGGTTCTTTCTCCAGATGTCAGGGTAGAGATTCTTGTCGAAGATTTTGTGGGACGTAGGATAGAACTCACGAAGGAAGTCCTTCTGAGTCTTAATCACTCTGTACAATGTATCTTGCGGCATCTGAGGGTCTTCATTATCGGACACCTCGTTCCTGCAATAGCCATCGTGGGTCATGTACCCCTTTGGCGTGAGTTCAAAGAAAGGCTTCTTTACCAGAATCTTTCTGAAATTTGTTACCTTGATAGCATCCATAATCCTTTTACCTTTTTATTTTTCTTTTTTGTTAAACTGAATATCATTACGTAGAACCAAGATTCAAAGAAGTCAGGCGAGTGCCCGACATATTTCTTGGCAATCTTCTTAGGTAATAGCTTGAATCCCCTATCATCGCTATTCTCGTCACGTCTGAGCATCTTACGCTCCTTCTGAAGAATCTGTCTGAGAGGAACCTTGTCAAATCCGTTTCCTGAATACTTTCTTTCAAGCAGGGCCGAGTCGATGGAAATCTGTTTCTCTTTTATCATCTTATAGAATAACCATGCGCACTGAGACTTCAAATCCTTATAGAGGTATTTGATTCCTTCTTCTTCCTGATGATTCCTAGCGATAGGTGCAGCCTGGTTGTTGAAAGGAACGGCATCCTTGAAGAATCCCTTAAAGTACTGACCGATACCCTGCATATCGTAAGTGAAGTTACATTCTTCGACACCCCACTCTCTCAGCTTGGCCTCAACTACAGAAACGAGTGTCTTAGGGTCCAGCCTCAGAACAACCAAGTCTTTACAATGCCATCCTACCCAAAGCCACATTACGAAGTTATCACCTCCGGTGAATGCGATATCGGCAGAAGCTCTGCGTTTTCCATCTCCTATCTGTTCTGCATTGTCGTAGATTTCATCAAGGTCTTCCATCTTGATCATGTCATCACCGGCAGCTTTCCAGTTCCAGTTAGCTTCCAGGTCTCGCATGCGCTGTTCCTCGTCCTGTTGGGCAAGGTTGGCGATATATGACGCATCGGTAGAGATAAGCTTGATGTTCTCTGATACATCTGCACGGATGAATGTCGCCGACTTGATGAACATTTCGAGCTTCGTGTATCCAAGTTCCTCGTAGCTGTCCTTCCAGAGGCTATCGATGATGCCCTTGCACTGCTCGTACACCTCTTCTCTCGTGTTGCCCCAGTAGATTGAGTCAGGCGTATCGCCATCCATGAAGCAGTAGCGGATAACTCCATCTCGCTCCGGTATAATGTATCCATTCTCGTCAACCCACCAATCAATGAACTTTCTCACCCAAGATTCAGGGTCCGGGTTACAGGTAATCCAAAAGCGGTTTCGGATATGCGCTGCATTTCGGTTGTTGGTCAAGAGGTACTTGAACTTCTTGTATGGACACTGAGTACCCTCATCGATGCAGACATAGGCATACTGGCGACCCTGGAATCGTGTCTTGAAGTCCTGATAGGCTCCAGCATAGTACGAGAATTTGAGCCATCCTCCGTTATCGAAGTTCCAGGTCATGTCATTTTGTGACTTATTGTAAGTTCCAAATTGGGAGAACAATTTATAAGAGTCTGTCACTAAGGACTGTAAGTCGTCTTTTTCGTTACGAAGAATCGTTGCATGAAAATCTGGATTTTTAATATCCTTCAGAACTTCCATTAGGGATGAGAAGGACTTGGAGTTGTGAGTGACAATGAAGTCTTCCACCATAAACAGAGAGTTTGTGTTGTTCACTGCAATACAGCAGCACTCCTTCTCTCCTACATATTCAAAATCAACAATCCTTCTTCCCAGTTCGCTTACGCCGCCATTGTACTCGGTACAAAGCGCCTTCTTACGTGGAAGACGGAATAAGCGTTCTGACTGATTAATTCTGATGTAAATATCATAATAATCGCTTGCCTCAATACGCTCTCCATTCTTGGTATAATGGTTCTCGTACTTATTTATAGTGGCAAGGCCTCCAAGGCTGTTTACTAAAAACTTAACGTCTTTAGCAAGCTGCTCACTGACTGTCGCAAACGTACAATGCCCACGCTTATCCACAGTACCATCGGTATCCATAAGTCCTTGAAGGATAGCCCACCTTGTCTCTATAGAGCCAAACTTATAGAAATCGGGAACAGACTTATTGAAAGCGTCGCAGCCGTAGAGCTTTAAACCATCAAGATCATTACGTAATCTCTCATCCTTGATTCTGTAATCACAAGCTATACTGCCTTGTTTTTGTGCATAGTTAGTCATATCGATGCCAGCACTCTCAAACTCTCTCACGATATCTTCGTCTGCACTACAGAGCATAGCATCATAACTTCCATTCTTTATATTTGCGGTTATACATCCATCTCCAAGTATGGCGCCCATAACGTAAGGTGAGCTCGTTGGCTTGTAATGACGATTTCCCCAGGAGCGAGTAAACTTTACAGGCTCACACAAAGGTATGAGTAACTTGCTATTTTTAATCTCGCCAGTCTTCAGCTTTGCGAGGTGGTCAACAACCATCTGGGTGGTCCATACCCTATAATCATCATTGATAGATAACCCGTTAATGATTCTCTTCTTACTTCTATAGCAAGTCTTACGTACATTCCAGAGGTGGTCGTATGATGCAATAACTTCAGACCCATCGACAAACTTTAGTTTGTAAGCAGGAAGTTTGCCGTGGTCTTTGCGATATACAACACGCTGCATTCCACCATCAGTTCCACTGATGATGTCACCTGCCTTTAAATCCCCGATACGCCTATAACCAAATGGGGTAACAACCTTGGTATCGACAAGAAGTGGTCCGCCTCGCGAGCCGCCAACTATCTTAATATCAGCGTCTATAGACAGCATACGCTCCTGTCCGCCACGCTGAGCTATAATCTTCAGCTTGTCGGGATGCTTCTTGTCGGCGTCTCTTAATGACTGAATATACTCTTGCGTATATACAGGTTCTCCGTTATCCAATTTTAATCCTGAAAATACATCTTTCTGCATAAATATACATTTAATACTGCAAAAATATACAATCTTTCTTTGATAATTGCATATTTATTCATATATTTGCAAAATAAAAGGTATATTTATACGTTTTCGAGGTGGAGGGACCACTTTCGGGATAACATTTTAAATCAACAAACAACATGACAAGAGAGGAACTCTTAGCATTAGTGAACAAGGAGGCTGATACCACCAAGTTCAAATCACTTAGCCAGAAGACCATCAATGAAGAACTTGATGATGTTTTGGAAGATTTCGGTGACGATGAGGCAGCAAATGCCAAGTTGGTTACCAAGTTAGCAAATCGCCTTAAGCGCATGGACGGAAACCTGCACAAGAACGTCTCTGATGAGATCAAGAAGAGCAAGGAGGAAGCCGAGCGCAAGAAGAAGGAAGAGGAAGAGGAGCGCAAACGTAAGGAGGATGACAAGAATGACGATCCTGACGACAAATACAACGAGCTTCTCAAAGAAATCAAAGCCCTCAAGGAAGCTAACGCAGAAAGAGACAAGAAGGCTGCAAGGAAGGCAACCATCGAGTCAGTAAAGGCAGGTTTGAAGGATAAGTTCGACAAGGCAAACCTTGAATTGAACGACTTTTTCCTCGATACTGCACTCTCTAAGCTGGAGATATCTGATGATGCAGATGTTGCTGAACTGGTATCAACGGCTGAAAATATCTATACTGCCGACTATAAGCGTGCCAACGGTGGAAATGCTGTACCACGAAAGGGTTCTAGTGCTCCTTCTGGTGAGGAAAAGAAAATCGACGAGCATGAATGGGACGACATTAAGGATATTTGCAAGGGCAGAGCTACAAAGGCGACTGTCAAGAAATAATTCAGGATAACATTTTAATTAAGGTAAAAAGATTATGCAGTACAGCAATTATTACGACCAGATGAACGCACAGGGTGCGGTATTCAATGGAGCGGTGCTCTTGCAGGCATCTGCTGAGATTGGCGGTCAGAAGCATGTGTACTTCAATCTTAAAGGTGCTGTCAAGGAGGCTTTCAGATACCCTCCTATCGGTGGTATTATCACCAATCCGTTCCCTGGACCTGCTAAGATTTATGCAGGTGATCTCGTTGAGCATAGCTTCGGCTTTGCAGACAACAAGGGTGGCACTATTAAGATTCTGAAGTCTTACGCAGTTGCTAAGGCAACAAGTGCCGCTACAGACACAGACATCTACATCGTTCGTGACGGCTACCATCACATCCCATTTATTGGCGATAAAATCATGGTAGGCCAGAAGGATTTTAAGACAAAGGGAACTGGTGTTTCTGTTACAGCAGTTGAGGCTACAACTGATGCTACAGCAGGTGACGTTTGGAAACTTACCTTGTCTGCTGCATTGGGCGCATTGACCGTTGGTCAGGTTCTCGTTGAGGCTGCTGCGGTTGGTTCTACACTTCCTGTAGTAACAAACCCTAACTGTTTTGCTCCTCACGACTACGACATGCCGTTCTATACTCTTCCTGGAAGCGACGAGTACGAGAAACCTCGTCTGATGTTTACACCGTGTCTGCTTGGACCGGATGCGATTTTCATTAAGGACAGGATGAGTCCTCTCCCACCAGCTGTAGAGGCGATGAATATCAGCCGCTACCCAGAGTTGTTCTATACGAACTACTAATTGTTTAACTATTAGATTGTATTTAGGATATGCCAAAGTTTAATATTGAAAATTCGAGGATGGCGAAGTTCTTCTCTAGTAAGGACAACACCAAATACCTCCAGAAGTTTCTTGACGAAAAGGACATCTTTCACGTAAACTATGGCTGGTGGAAGACCCAGGGACGTATTGCTCCTGACCTGACACCAACCAACCGAAAAGGTGTTGCGACATTTACTGTCGAGGCAAAGAACCTTCGTGCCGCTACATTGGCTAACATGCGCGCTCCTTTGGCTGGTTCTTTCCAGAAGGATAAGGGAGGATTGCAGGTTTACTCTGCAACAATTCCAGACTTTATCACAGATGGTATTTATCAGAACGCAGAGGAACGAGAGTATTTGATGAACCAGTTTGAAGAGTTCGGTAACGACCGCGATGTCGTTATGGAGTGGACAGACCAGGTTCAGGAGTTGATGGATTCCGTTGATACCACCATGAACTTCATGACAGCGAAGCTTGCTTCTACCGGTAAGCTTGACTACACTGGTATCGGTCGTGGTATTCAGGCTCCAATCCACAAGACCAATATGCCTACCGACAACTTCAAGAAGTGTGGTAAGGTTGCTTGGGCTGATGAGACCTGCGATATTCTTGAACAGATGCGAGTTCTTGAAGAGAGTTGGCGTAAGACATTCAACCGCAAGGGGCAGAAACTCGTTTGGCAGATGACCATCAACACTTTCTTCAACGTGTTCTTGAAGAACAAGCAGATTAAGGAGCTGTGGATCAACTGGTGTAAGGCTCACTATGTTGCTTACGTCGAGGATTACGGCGTAAATCAGGATATGTTCTTGAAGGCTTTCGGTGACATTCAGGGTCTTTCTCCTATCGAGCTTGTAGAGGAGGAGGAAACTACACTTCTCTTCGATGGAACACAGAAGACAGAGCAAGCTTGGTCAGACAACATCGTTGTTCTTCGCCCTCGCGGTAACGCTTTTGAGTTCGAGCACAAGGAAATCAAGGATAAGAAGATGTTCGAGAAGTGGGGTAACAAACTCGTTGACAAGGTGTTCGCAACAACCAACGATGGTCTTGGTTTGCTTGCCAACACAACAATCGCCAACGGTGATTACCTGGAGTGGCATACAGACTTGATGTTTGCTGCTGTTCCTGCAATGCTCGACTTCCCTTACCGTTGGATTATCGACATTACCCAGAAGGGTTAATTCTTTAACGTAACAAGATTGTATGACTATGGATTCGGAGATGAACATTTACACTGTGAACGACTACCTTATTAATAAGGTGAAGTTCGAGATGCCGATGAAGGCTCTGTTGGGCATCATGCACGACAGGGAGCTTGAAAATGGCATCGACCTCGAAGCCTGCGACAAGGACAAGGTGAGACTTGCCTATGCCGACATGCTGAAATGGTTTGTTCTTGGTCCGAGCAAGGTAAACAACACCTCCGATTCCGATAACGGATGGACTCATTCGGGAGGTGGCTATGACATGTCGGACAACGACAGGAGCGAGATGAAGGCAGAGGCTAACGCTATCTATGCAGAGCTGGAGCCTGATTCGATGCTCAAGAAGAAGTCCACCTTCCGGTTGACCTCCCACGGAGTAAAGAGGGCGAATTATTCTCCTTGGGGAGAACCTCTCCCTCACATCATCAAATAAGGCGTATGGAAAAGGAAGACATCAGAAACCCAAGATACCCTCACATCATCAAGATCGTGAGGAAGGTCGTCGGAAAAGCCGACCCTGATGACCCGTTTGCCGATGATGATGCTCCAGTTGGTGAGGACAAGGAAATCATTCTCTACTATGGCGAAGGTCGCAGTTACACAGATACCACTACAGAGGGAGACAAGAACGTCGACCAGAACAAGAGGAAGGCATCGATTCCGGTCAGATATGACGAATGGGATGCTGACAGATGTCCTCTTGACGGCGACACCATCTATTCCACTGTCGGCAACAATACCGAGGTAGGTATGGTCAAGGACTGCGAACCGGATAATAACAGGACTGTCGTTTACTGGAATCTCACTAGGGTTTAGGTTATGGCAAAATACTTTAGCGGAAAGCGTCTGTCTCTTGGAGCGCAGTTCGAGCATCAGATTAAACCAAGAGTCGAAAAGCTGGCGTATGACAAGATGCTTGCTATTATGCAGGAACTTGCTCACAGAACCGTCAACTATTTCAAAGAGAACAGGACGTTCTACAATATCACCGGTAACGCATATACTTCGTTCTATGCAGCAGTGTATTACAAAGGAAAGCTCATTTACATGGTGCGTGCCTCGAAGGGTGAAAAAGCACCAACGCGAGTAACCCTGGCAGAAGGAGAGAAATACAATCTCCCGTTCTACTACGACGGAGGAGAGAACAAAGGCTACACCGGTTCAGTCGGTGGCGGTCACCAGTGGGGTCCAAACCTTATCTACGGACGTATAGGAAAGGTGAAATCTACCGGGAAAGACTGGGCACTCGTTGCGATATGTCCTGTTGAATATGCAGTATTCGATAAGGAGAACCGCATTTTCGAGACAGTTTACAACACATACGAGTCTCTTCCGGATATGTTCGATGCCTGCGTAGTGTACGCCAATAGTTCAACTTTTAACAAACTGTAAGCTATGGTAGATATCAAGCAGATATATTTCGACTTAGGAAACGCCGTAAAGGGTATATGCGACAAGGTGTACCCCAGAAATCGTCCTAAGGCCGTGGATACCAAAATAGGTAGCTACATCGTCGTAAGTGCTCCGTACACAATCAGGAACAACGAGATGAACTATGATGGCTCCTACAACGACTATACTACAACTATCCAGATAGAGGTGTATGTAAGAGATAAGGCCTCCTCGGCGAATCCTAATGGTTTCAGTCCTGCGGAAATGGATAAGAAAGTCAAGGCGGTCCTCGAAAGATTCCCGATTTCTACAGACAACATCATCGTTACCAGGCCGAACGTTGCTATCCAGGCTGACGACGGAGCTGGTTTTTCCGTGACGATCATACAGGGAAGGTTACGTACGAAATAAGTATTCAGGTATAACAATTTAAAATATTTTAGATTATGGCTATGACAACTATTGACAAGATGAAGGACATTTTCAATGGTCCTAAAACTCTGCTCTACTCAAAGGCTATTACCGATTTGAGCAAGGCTACAGTTGACATCACCCCAGAGGTCGAGCTTCCGGTTACCGTTGACTCGCTGAAGGCGACTATGGATGACCCAACCATCAACCACTACAAGGTTATCGGTCTGGCTGGTGACTGGGCAACTACAGCAGAGCTCGGCGACTTCAACGTAGAGTTCGTTGTTCCTTCAAAGGCAAAGGACTTGCTGACAATTATGTTCGGTGAGGATGCTATCACCGAGCTGACCAAGGTTACCCTGAAGGGTACAGGTGATGCTACTCTCGACGCTACTACCGGCTTTACAGGTATCGCTGTTGAGCCTAAGAAGTTCAAGATCAAGGGTACTATCGTTATTGTTGACGACGAGAAGGAGAACCTCATGGTTATCACCAACATCGCTCTCTACGCTACATTGCAGTGGGATAACTCCGGTACTGAGCCAGTTGCGTTTAAGTTCTCAGGTTCTATCGAGGGTGCAGGTAAGCGCAGCATCGCTTGGCTTACTAAGGCTCCAGCTCCCGGTATTGGCGGTTAATCAAGTAAAGGCTTCTTTAGGTAATTAGATTCAGGATAACAAACCGTTGGGCGGCAGGCTAATCAACAGCCGTGCCGCCCTTCTTCATTTAATAGCATACAATCATGGCAGAAGAAAAGAAAATAGAGCAGCCTTCAGTGGACTTGCAGGAGTTGCTTGACAGCGTGCTGCACGACGAGCCTACCGAGTTCGTGTTCCGTGGAAAAAAGCACAAGCTCGGCTGGCTTCGCAAGGGAACCATGAGCAGGTGTTCCCACATCAGGGCAAAGGAGAAGAACGAATGGAAGCGCAACGTCAAGATTTGTGTCTGCATTCTCCTCAACAACATCTGGAAGATACGATTTTTGTATTGGATCTACTGGCGCTGGCTCTACTACATCAAGGATGTGGACGTGGCCGAGGTTCTGAGAGTCCTCGATGTTTCTAAAAAAAAAATTCCATCGAACGCATTCTCACTGGCTACCATATTAGCGACCGGGATGACGGACGTGATGATGACGATGACGAGGAGCGAAGCAAAAGCTATCCAAGCAGAACAAGCTGGGGAGCAGCCTTCTCACTAGCAGAGAAGTTCGGTTTCCTCTTTCAGCGTAAGTACTTCATCGCAGCCTACGACTACTGGTGGGGCTATTCATCGGCACAGATTGACCTAATGGTTGCAGACCAGCCTCTTGTCGTCTATCCAAAGACCAAGAAGGAAGGTGGTCCGAAGAAGCACACAAAGAAGGAGATGGATGACCTCTACGATAGGTGGATGGAAAAAAAGAAGAACGAGGGAAGCCTCGTTGGCAAGAAGATAAGTCTTGCTGATTACTTAAACAATAAACTCTAATTTTAAAATATTCAGGATATGGCAGGTGGAAATTTAGGTGACTTGTGGTTTGACTTAAACATTAAAGACAGCAATGTTAGGTCAAAACTGAAAGAAATTTCAGAAGCACTTTCGGAGTTGGATCTAAAAACTGAGTCCGGAAGAAAGTCTGCTGAGAAGTTATTTAAGAACTTTAATAGAGAGAATAGCAAAGAAATCGCTGAGGATTTTAAAAATATAGCGGCCCAAATGGGCATTCAGGCTCTGGAAACTGCAAATCTCAGCAAAAGACTGAAGGAGTTATCGGAACTAAAAGCAGACATTCTTCGTAGAGACAAGGAACAATCCGAGCACGGCAACTTTGTTGCGATGAAAAATGAAGCGCAGGCTGCACTTGATTTAACAAATAGATACAATGAACTTGCCAAGTTAAAAGAAGATATCTTAAGACGCGACAAGGAAATGGATGCTCAAGGGGCTTTCGTGACGCTTGTTAACGAATCGAAACAGGCGCAGGAACTTAATGAGCGTTACAGGGAAATGCAGCAACTGAAATCCGCGATTTTGGAGCGAGACAGACAGTCAACCGAGCACGGCAACTTTGTTGCGATGAAAAATGAAGCGCAGGCTGCACAGGAGTTAGCTGTCAGGGAAAGAGAACTCGCTGAGTTGCGAAATGCTATCGTACGCCGTAATGAAGAAATGATTGCTGCCGAAAATAGGCTAAGAGAAGCGACGGAGCGAACTAACCAGGCTAGAAGAGAAGCAATTTCTGTATCTAGGAAACAGGCAGAATCCCTTGTACGTGATAGAGCTAAGGAACTTGAAGCACAAAGACAACAGATTCAAGGTTTATTTGGAAGTGGAAAGAATGTATTAAGTACGCAAGAGTTAATGCAACTTCAACAGGCATTCTCGCAAATTACGAAAGAGCTTAATACATTGCGCAGTGCGATGAATAATCTTGGTAGTTATTCTATCAAAGATTTATTCTCTATAGGCAGAGGAACAAGCGAATATACTCCACTGATAAACAGTATGCGAACTGTAATTGATCAAAAACAGGAAGCGATAAACCTTGAGCGAAAACATCAAGAAGAGATAACGAGAACGGCTGCAAAGGCACGAAACGACCTTGCAGCAGCATTCGCCGGAGCAAACGCTGAAGCGAAGAAGATGCAATCCATAGTCGGAGACATCAAGTCTCTCTTCTTACAGGGAGGTATTGTCTTTGGCGCGCAGCAATTCTTTAATTCAATCGTACAGACCGGTGGTGAGATTGTTCAGCAGCATGTTGCGTTACGCTCCATCCTTGGTGATGTACAGAAGGCTGACGAGCTGTTCGCTCAGACTCAGCAGCTTGCGTTGCAGTCTCCATTCAAGTTTGGAGAGCTGAACCGAGATGTAAAGCAGCTGGCTGCATTCGGAGTTGAGGCGAATGACTTGTATGATACCACAAAGCGACTTGCTGATATCGCATCTGGTCTTGGCGTGTCTTTCGAACGACTTGGCTTGGCTTATGGTCAGGTTAAGGCCCGTTCTTGGCTTGACGGTAAGGAATTACGCCAGTTTGCTTACGCTGGACTTCCACTCTTACAGAGAATTACGGAGCTTTACAATTCAGAAGGAAAGAACGGAAGGAACAATTATACACAGGCAGATGTCAAGAAGATGATTACTGCTAGACAAGTAAGCTTTGAGGATGTCCAGAAAGTGCTTTGGAAGATGACGGATGAAGGCGGTCAGTTCTACAATATGCAGTTCGTCTTATCAGAGACATTACTTGGTCGCTGGAACAAGCTCATTGATGCCTGGGATATTATGCTAGGAAAGTTCGCAGAAGGCAAGAATATCGCCGGAGGTACTTTCTCGTTCATCATAAATAGAGTAACCGACCTTGTGTTAGCTTTGGACAAGCTGTCTCCTGCCCTTCTTTCATTCGGAGCGGTGTTTGCTGCAAGGAAGCTCGGCGGTATGGCTTATTCTAAGATGGGTATTGGATCACTTGCTAAGAGTTATACTCAGCAGATGAATGCCCAGTTAAAGTCTTATGCTATCGAACAGCAGCAACTTGTTGTGGAAGGAGAGATTACGCAGAAGATTGCCCAGCAGAATGTATTCAAGAAAGCTGCTATTCTGTCGGAAAAGCAATCGCTTGTCGCGAGTTACAATAGGGCTGCACTCGAAGGAAGAATGTCCGTATTGCAGATGCAACGAGCAGTCAAGGAAGGCTTGGTTTCTAAGGAGATAATTAGTCAGCTCGCATTGATGGGACAAATAACCGCCAAACAAGAGCAAATCATCTTGAATGGAGGCAGAATGTCTGCCGTATGGAGCATGACAACTTCAAAGATTGGAGGATTTGTCAACGCCATCGGTGGCTGGTGGGGAATCGGCATTACGACTATCACTTCATTGTTGATGGGGTACAATCAATGGTCAAGTCGAGTAAAGGAAGAAGAAAAGACGTTGATTGATGGAGCTAAGCAGAAATCCAAAAGTTACGGAGATTTTCTGTCTGGATTAGGTCCAAAAGATGCGTCCAACCTTTCTTCGCAAGTTGACTCGATGAAGGAGATTCTGAAAAGTTCAGATGACTACACGGATTCTATCAAGCAGCAGGTTGAAAGCGCAGGAAGCCTGTCAAAACAATACGACATACTCAAAGAAAAAATTGAGGATGCGAAAAAAGCGAATGATGGCTTAGCTGATAAATATGGAGTTATAACGAATAACGCAACTTCAGCAACAGGTCTTGTTAGCGACAACCTATTCGATATGATCGGAGCTGATACTCCACAATGGTTACAGTGGTTGAATGGACTCACGAACGATGATATTGCAAAGAATGTGGAGCAAGCACAAGAATCTCTATCTAAGTTCCAGGTGATGTTCGACGAGCTCGACTCTAGTACAAAGGCCAAAATGGAGGATTTTATCCGGTCTTTGATGGAAAGCAACGAAGAGCTAGCAAACCAAATCAAGGGTCTGCCCCTTACTGAGCAGATTAGAATGCTTGCGGCTATTGGCGGAGATGATTGGGAAAAATTTGTCGACAAGTTTGCAAATGGAAGCAAGGAGACAGAAAACTGGTTAAAGGAACTTGCGGAAAGAGCGAAGGATTCTAGCGATGATGTGTCTGAAATAATGTATGACGACGTGCCTAGAGGACTTGAGTCTGTCAGGAAACAGCTCGGATTGTCTCAAGATCAATTCCGCACGTGGGCAAAACGAAACCCTGAGATATTCGCCAGTATGATGGATAAGATGGCACAGAAGGCAAATATTACAAGTAAAACCATCTTGTATTATTTTCATTCGGCTATCAGTAAGCTCATGGATATGAACTTTTGGCCAGGCGACAGTGGTAACGGAAAGAAAGGAAAGCCTTCGTACAACTCTGGCGTGAACACTCCTTTCTCTGAGATTATAAGGCAAAGACTTCATAAGAACGGAACTTTCACTGGAAACAAAAAGAAAGGTAAGTTTTGGACGAGAGAGGTTGATAATGCGTTAAGACAAGTGCAAGACCAGTCTTTCGAGACCACAGGTGAGAATATTCGTAAGGAGCTCAAGGCTGCGAGAAACGAACTTGATACGATAGTCAATGGAAAAGTAAGCAAGAATTCTTCTGAGTACAAGAATGCTAAACACAAGTACGATTTGTGGAAAGCTATCGCTGACGCAGGTTACATATCTGACGATCTTGGAAAGAACAAGGTTACGGGTAACTTTGGGAAAGGCAAAAACAAGAATGGTCGCGAAGAAGATAAACAGCTGAAGAATCTCCGTGAACGCATCGACTTATATAAGAAGATGTATGCCGAAATCAAAAAGTTCAAGGAACTTTACGGTGAGGGTGCTCTCGGTCAACTTGCCAACGACGGAGAGTTTGAGGCTATCTTTGGTGACAAGAAGAGATTCCCTATCTCTGATTATACCAACTACGAGACTTCCATCAAGGAGCTCTTGAAGACTCTCCCTGCGTCAACGAAGGACAGATTGGACTACGCTGCAAACGAGAAGGCCGGTATTCAGACTGAAAACCGAAAGCTTCTTGAAGACCAGCGAAGAGATGAGCTGAATGTGCTCAACAAGCAGCTTGATGTTATATCCGAACAGTATGATACATACAAGAAGATATATGAGTTGACTGGAAATAAAAAGGGTTCTGAAAATATCGCTTTCGGCGGAATTGTTCAGTTTGACACTTACAAAAAGTTCCTGGAGGAACAGCTTAACATTGCGGTAAAGCACGACAATATTCAGTCTAAACTCAATCTCTCAACGGATGAGGTTAAGGATATGAGTCTTGAAAATGTCAAGGATAAGTATGGTGAAGAGACCCGTGTTTATGATATCCGCAAGAAACTGGAAGATGAGAACAACAAGATCAAGAAGGAGACCATCGATCTGATGGCTAACCTGATTGAGAAGAATGCAACCATCGCCCAGCAGATTGAGGATGAAAACCGCAAATACGAGAGACAGCTTGAACTCATCAATGGTATAGAAGACCCGCAGATGAGGGAGAGAGCTAGTGAGGGAGCCACAAAGACTTACAACGAGAATTTGGCAAAGCTCCAGTTTGAACAGTTCAAGCAGGAATCTGATTGGGTTGCTATCTTCGATGACCTCGACAGGGTGTCTTCCGCTACTATCAACACAATGATTAGCAATATCGATGAGTTTTCTAGGACTTCAGGACTTTCGATCGAAGTTGTTAAGCAGTTGCGTGATGCATTAGATAAGCTGAGAAATGAACAGATTGACAGAAATCCACTCCCGTCTATATTTGGAGGCGTTCGTAGAGGAAATGCAATCGGAGAGATACTTAATGGCAACAGGAAGATTGGTGCTTCCGGAATCAACATCTCGGATGCCCAGGCAAAGAAGACAGGACTAATAGCGGGTAAATGGTATAGCAATGCAGACTTAGAGAATAGCAAGAAGGGAGCATACAATGATTCCTCAAAGGCTATTACTTCTCTATCGGGAAAGATGCAGGCTTTGTCAAACATCATGGATCCAGTTATTAACCTGTTTGAGGCTCTTGGCGAGCAGAATTCTATCCTCGGCCAGATTGCAGGAGGTGCTTCCAATGCATTTGGCGCAGCTGCCAATGTATCTGGCGGTTTAAGCGCTCTTGGTCTCGGGGCAGCAGGTCCTTACGGAGCGGCAGCGGCAGCAGCCCTGAGTGTGGGAAGTTCGCTCATCAAGGCATTCGGTGCAGACTACAGCAGCTACAACAAAGCGAAGGCTGAGTACGATAACCTTACCTCAATTTGGGATTCACTCATCTCTAAAAAGACTGAGTATATGAACATCCATTGGGGTACAGAGGCTACAGAGGCATCCAAGGAAGCACAGGAAATGCTTAAAGCCGAAATCGAGCAGACTAAGGTAATTGCGCAGAATAGGCTTAATTCAGGTGCGTCAGTCGGCTCCCACTCTATCAAATATAGAATGTGGAAGGGTTCATATAAGTACAATGGCCAGAATTGGCGTGACGTAGCGGGCGAAATCTCTTCGAAGTACGGGGTTCAGTTCAATGGTATGGAAGACATGCTCAATACGGATGCTGATACTCTTTCAAAGATAAAGAAGGATTATACCGGCCTTTGGGCTAGCATGGACTCAGATTTCAGAGATTACCTGGAAAAGCTCATTCAGTACGGAGAGAAGGCTGATGATATGATCGAGGCTTTGACCGAAAAGCTTACCGGCAATAAGTTCTCTGACCTGGTATCTTCCTGGGGTGATGCAATGTCAACTATGGCTAACACGTCAGACAGTCTCGTTGATCATTTCGAGGAGAATCTGAAGAAGACCATCTTGAACTCCATGATTGAGAATATATATGGAGACAAGATTAAGGCTCTTTTGAAGAAGGCTCAGGGGTACGCAGAGAATGGTGACAAGATTAAGAATTCCAACGGAAATGTCATTTCAGAATACACAGGAGCCGAGTATGCCGACGTAAAGAACAGCACAGATGAGCTCTCAAAGCAGATAGAAGCTACTCGTGACTATCTTAAGAAAGTATATGGATGGTCCGACAACAGCAGTTCTTCTTCTAGGAATTCCATTAAGAGCATTACTGAGGAAACAGGAGACTTGATTGCCTCCTACCTCAATAGCATAAGATTATATTGCGCAGAAGATAACACAAATCTTAAGCAGTTGACAGAGCTAGCTAAGTCTGCACTGCCTGAGATGAGCGTAATTGCCAAATCTCAGTTGGCTCAGTTGAACGCGATTGCGCAAAACACATTAAGGAGCGCTGATGCCGCAGAGCATATTGATTATCTTTTCAATTCTGTTATAAACGGAACAAAAAAGATAAGAATTAACTAAAATATGGCGTGTCTATTATGACACGCCATATTTTTATGCAAAATGCCATACGTACCCCTTATATTCCGAACGTTTCCCTCTGCACGTAAGTCCTATATATTTTTGATATTTTACCCCAAGAAAATCACAAGCAGATTCCATGCAATCAAAGTATATTTTCTTACCTGTCTGTATGTTTTCACCATAAACAGCTCTTGCCATAGGATTTTTGCTTCTAAACATTAGATCCTTTTTATGGCAAATAGTATTTGGGTTATTTACGTTTTCTTTTGCCGTAGCCCACCTTAAATTGCAAACATTGTTATTCTTAGGATTCCCATCTATATGATCAACCTGCGGCTTGTTGAATGGATTCGGTACGAAAGCCTGTGCTACAAGTCTGTGAACCTTGAGGAGTTTGTGAGCTCCATCAGAAAGAAGTGCAACGCCAAGATAGCCACTTTTCATTTTGTTTTGTGACAGCATCCTTCCTTTGTACACCTTACCTCCTGGTATATTGTATCTAACTCTTGTCAAAGAGAAAACTCTTCCACATGTAGAAACCGCATACTTTCCCTCGTACCCTTCTATTTCTTTCCATTTTTCGCCATCTAAGCACAAAATTCGGTCTCCATATTGACCCAAAATAACATAGTTATCCATTATTCTTCCTCCAATGATAAAAATTATTCCAATGATTAAAGAGAAGGGAAAGCCCATTGGATTAGCCTTGTCAGTCGGTAGCTACTCCGACCTATCCCAATGCAAATATACGAAATAATTTATAAATATACAAATAATATTCAATTTTCTTGCATATTTATTCTATTTTTCGTATATTTGCAATTATAAAAAGTTGAATTAAGGTATGAAAGATTATTTCAGGATATACATGCAGAAGGAAGGCGATGGGAACGAGGTGAAGGACTCCATCGCCGACTTCGGTATGTATGTTAGCGAGAGTCCGTTCAAGCCTTGCGATTCAGTCAAGGAACCTGTGAAAAGGGAATGGCACGACGAGCATGGTGACGACGAGTATATTGGCAAGGATGGTCTCTATATGGCGGCATACGAGAACAAGGTCAAGTTTCTGTTCAAGGGTAATGCCTTCGGCGCAAACGAGAAGTGTAAGGCTTTCATCGACTATCTCCGCAAGTCTGGCATGATGAAGATGTACTGCGACTTCAACAAGATAGGAAGGCAGCATGTGAGACTGAAGAGCATTGATCCGGACCTGTACAGATACCCGGGCAACGAGGACTTGCTAGTCCTCTCTATTACTTTCAAAATTAACGACCCTGTTACTGACATCAAGCCAATTATGGATGCGCAGGGCAGGATTTCAAATTTAGGATAACACAGACACATGAGTACTTGGAATATTTATCATAAGGATGGCTCGAAGCTGACAGACGTTAACGGAGAGCAGATAACCGTTCATGGATTGGAATACTCCGATTCTTGGATGGGTGAGTGCTTCGTGACTATCAATTTCAAGCATGAAGTGCCTATCAACTTTCAGATAGGCGACTATATTGTCTATCGTGGCGAGCGGTTTGAGCTCAACTATGAGCCGGGTAAGGATAAGCAGGCCAGACCTGACACCTACGGTGAGGGTTTTGTGTATGACAGCGTAAAGTTCAACGCCTTGCAGGATGAGCTTGCTAGAGCTGAATTCCTCGATGTGGTATTGAACGACAACGAACTTCACTACACTTCCCTACCGAAATTTCCATTCTTCGTACAGACTTTGGACGATTTGCTCGACAGGATCCAGGCGAACCTCGACGAGCAGATTGGTGCAGGTCTTTGGAAGATTTACTCCCGAAACAAGGAACGTTCCGTTCAGCGTGGAGCCCTTGAAAGTGAGTGGTTGTCGGTTTATGGAGAGAAAACCGAAGACAATGTTATCGAATCAATGTCCATCACCGTCGACTCGAAGAAATGTTGGGATGCTCTTGCACTCGTGAACGAGAAGTGGGATGTGAACTTCATAGTCAGAGGAAGAAACATCTATGTCGGTACTACCGGAATAGAAGCCGGACACATCTTCTCCTATGGTCTCGGCAAGGGACTCTATGAGATTGTGCAGAACGCTGATTCTGATCAGAGCGTCATTACAAGACTGAGGGCTTACGGTTCCGAAAAGAATCTTCCATCCCATTACTATGCGGACCTCGGAATCAAGTATGTAGCGAATATTACAAAAGTCATCGGGGCAAGCACGAATGTTGAACTCGAATTGGACATCGATTATATAGAGACGTATTTCAAGAATAAGAGAAAATACGTCGTTTCCGGTGAATCTCAGGAGCAGTCTAACGGATGGGTCCTTCAGGTAACGTTCGATTTTCAGACTACAATTACCGGTTATGTAACACAGTCTGGCAGCTCTGGCAAATGCAGGTTCTACTCCGAGTTAAAGGGAGGACAGGTAGATAGCGGAGACGAGGAATCAAAGGAGAAACTCGATGCATTCATCGCTCAGGTCAATGCCGGAAATACAAAGATGTATATCACGTCCGGTCTCAATAAGAAGGTCGTTCCTTCATCCATGAAGGAGTACGCAAAGAATCTTCCGAATAATATGTCCATCAACAGGCTTATGCTGCCTGGATTCCCTCACGTATCGCTGAGTGATTTCTATGACTCGCTTACTGAACAGGAAAAGAAGTATGTGAATCCAACCGGGAAACTGCATAAATTCTCTACTGATCCATATAGACCATACATCGATTCTCTCAATATAGAGGAGATTGGCCTCCGTTCGGCATCGCAGTTCTTTGATACTGATGATAAGACGAATGGAGTTATAGAAATCTACCCTACTATCGAGGAGATGGAAATCGGTGGTGTGCGTGTGGATGAGATTGATGAGGGAGTTGCTCCTGATGACGACGGAAGGTTTGGCGACAACGAAACAGTAAAGAATGTTGATATATATCTCAACAAGGCTATCGATTTCGACATCAACGACCTTAAGGATGATGACTTCTCCATCTCTATGAAAGATGGTATGTGTGGTGGTCGGATATTCAAGGTGGCATCCTCAGCAAAGGTTGACGGAAGATGGAGGCTTACTATCGAGAGAATCAAGGATGACGCTCTTGAGCTTTGGTTTCCATACAAAGACTACCCTATCAAGAATGGCGACCATTTCGTTCTTACCGGCATCACTCTTCCTGATTCGTATGTGAAAGCTGCATCATTGAAGCTCCTTAAGTATGCTATTGCGCTCCTTGACAAGAATGACTACACAAGGTATGTCTATCAGCCTAAGGTTGACGAGCTTTTTATGGCGAGACAGCACGATAAGGCGCAGGCAGACGAAACCGGAACTATCAAGAGCCTGCACGATACACTGAAGGCCGGCGACCTGATGAACTTCAATGATACAGACCTCAATATCGAAGGAATCATCTCTATCGACCAGCTCACGATCAAGGAAGAAGATGGCAAGATTCCGACATACGACATAACACTTCGCGAGGACAAGGAGGTTGGAACCATTCAGAAGATTCAGCAGCAGATTTCATCACTCCAAAGCGGAAATGGAGGAACTGGAGCAGGATTGACAACTACACAGGTTAAGAATCAGGTCGCAACAGAGGGAAGCAAGCACTTCATCTCAAAGATAAACGATGACACCGCCAAGGGTACAATCACTTGGGAGAAGATTCAGAAGTTCTTGCAAGGATTGACAGCAGAAGACTTATCTCAATTTAAGAAGGGTGCGACCTTCGGAGAGTTCATTCAGGGAATGCTCTTCGGTACTGGTGGCAGGATTGACGAGCTGGGCAATGCCGAGTTTGAGAGCATCACGTCTCGAAGCTCTATCATCGCAAAGGAACTCATCGTGAACCGACAGACGGCAATGGAAAGCAATTTCGTCTTCACAGAGAGCGGTATGGTTGAGTCGGTAGTGGAGATTCCTGCGGCAACGGAAGGCGGCAATGTAACTTACGACTTGAAGCTTCAGAAGCGGTGGGATAACGACTTCACCGCATTCAAGGAGAATGATGTGATATTGGCATCAATCAATACATTGACGGAAAACGGCAAGTATTACGATATGTGGCTGCGAGTGCTCTCGGTCAATACGGTAACGAATACCATCACGGTTGTATGCTACCCCGATAATGAATGTCCTAGCAAGAAGAATTATCCACCTTGCGAGCTGGCAAGATTGATACGATGGGGAAATGCGGTTGATGAAGACAGACAGAGCTGCTGGTATATATCATCATCAGAAGGATTGCTTGTATGGCTCGACCACGTAACAAAGCCTATCATAGATAAGTCGAATTACTCGCTTGCGATGGGCAAGCTGCCAGATGCGCTGTCGTTCCTCTTCCAAGACTTCCCTACCGCCAATAAGCGAGACGGAGCGTTCTACGCCAAATGGATGATGGCTGCATCATTCCAACAAATAGATTATCAAGGAAATCCAATCTACACGACAAGAGACAGAGGCGTATGGAGCTTGGCTGTGGCACAAGGCGATAATCCTTACCGCAATGGTGACAGAACGATTGATACCGTCTATTACCTCGGCTGTAAGTGGCAGTGCCTCGAAGACAAGACAACGAAGCCGCCGACCTACTCATCTACCGCTTGGGCATTCGTGGAGGGCAATCCTTACTTCACGCTCGAAATGCTATCATCGAAGCTGTGGAACTTCCGTCTCAACGACTTGATGGCAACGAATGCTGATGGCTCCTGGAAGGTATTCACTACGTTATCTGTTGCCGGAAGGCTCTATAATCAGGACGTTACTGACTCGATGACTAATATCGTATGGACGAGGGAAACAAACAATCCTACGGCAGATAATAAATGGGCACTCTCTCACGCCAACTGCGGATTGTCGGTAGATTTGACTTATGAAGACCTTGGCGGTGCAGCATTCAAGATAGGTAGTGTGACATTCCGATGTAATGCCGAAATCAAGGATGGCGAGACGATGTATTCCGAGGATGTGAGTGTTAGTTTCTGAATAATGTTGAACTTTTAAAATAAATAGAAATGGCTAAAGAATTAGCAGTTAGCGTTGACAAGATGATGGAGATACAGCCTACGGCTTACTCTCAGTCCGTCAGCATAGAGATAGTTGGAAATATCATCAACAGACAGCAGTATGATGGTATCGAAGGCTCATTTTCTCCTGACTTCTCTATTCGCCCTTGTACGATGTTTCCAGCCTGCTATCTCATTGACCCAGATAATCCAGGGGAGACGCAAAACTGCAACAGTCAGTTGAATTCATTCAAATGGTCTGAGGTGACATCTAGCGGCATCGTGGTAGTAGCTACAAGTGAGAATGCAAGTGTGAAGGCTGGATATGAAGCCTTGAGGGGAGGAACGAATAAGGGAACTCTCTACATTAAGCAGAACTCGGTATTAGGTAAGCCACGAACAATGCGATTCGAGGGAAGCTGGACAGACCCAGTTTCCGGATATAAGTACACATTCGTTGCTAACAAGGCTCTCTATCTTGAAGACTGCACTAACGCAAGAGCGGAGATTATGCTGGATAGTCCACCTACTGTGCTGTGGAATCCTATCAAGCACGCTGCATCTAGAACCCTTACCGCCAAGATTATGGTTGGAGCAAAGGATAAGACAGCAGACAGCAAGACGAAGATTTGGTGGTATCGCATTCTTGACAACGGAACGAAGCAGCTTATCACTTCTGCTGACGATGCCGAGAATTACGAGATTACCGCAATGGCAAAGGGTGCGAACGGACAGATATCTTCTATCACCATCGACTGCGATATGATAGGCGAAGGTATCGGCTATGAGTTAAGGGCTTGCTACATCTATAGCGGTAGTATTCCTTCGTCCCCCCGTGATGCCGATGCCCGAAAGGTTACGTACATCAACAGAACCATTCCGCCGCTCACGGCTCAGTTCATCGGTGACGGCTTCGGTCTCAACGAGGATGCCACGTCTGTTGTCTGCCAAGCAGTAGTCAGCGACAACAACGGAGTTATCGAACCATCCGTGTGGGGGAAAGTGCTGAGAGCGAAGTGGCAGAAGGTAACGTACGGGAAAAGCGTAAACAACGGCGTTACTACAATGACAGAGAGTGTGGAGGTATTAGGTTATGGTGAGACGTTTCCGTGTCCTTTCGAGGCGAAGAAGAGCATTCGTCTCACCATCGAAGACAGAGGAGCTTACGAACTTCTTGTTGATGAGAACGGAAATGCCCTTGTGGATGAGAACGGAAACTACATCATATCAAGGGAAATTGATGAGAATAACGGATAATGTTGTCTAACTTAAAAAATAAAGAATTATGAAATACTACGTTAAGGTTACGAAGCAGGTTGCTGAGGAAATTATCAGAAGCGGAGTTCCGCTGACAATGACAAGTGACGGGAATTGCTTGCTCTACCAGAGTGAGCTGAATGGTGTAGATGGCGTGAACCTCAACGAGAGAGCAGCCAATGTTGGCGGCTCACTGGTAGCTGAGAGTGATGCCCTTGCGGAAATCAAGGGAACTACCGATACTCCTGCCTACTGCTACACTCCAGTCGAGTTTGGTGGCGAGGGCGATACAAGAAACAATGACTATATCGGTTCGGGTGGCGGCGGTAATCCGTCTTCCGAGAATACAGGTAACGAAAATACAGATACTAAAGAAGAAAGTGAGGTAAGCGATGAGTAAAGCTACGGTAACTGGACAGATTGTTGTCACATCTAATGGTACTACGTTGCACCCAATCCTGCAATGTAATACTGGTGATATTTATCAGAATTATGATGGCAACCCAGCGTCACCATCCAACGTTGTGCCTAATTTTGAGGCGAGCGGTGCAACGAAGCCGAAGTTGGTTATGCAGGCGTATTCGGCGGAACAGGGTGCTGGTAATTCGTTTGACCTTTCTAAGGGTTCTCCTACTTGGATAGTGTCAGGTGTAACACTCGCATTCAATGCTTCCCACATCTCAACTAATACAATCGGTGGCACGTCTGGGCATTTCACAGAAGGCTCTGATGCAAGCGGAAATCCAACGCTCACGGTCAATAAGAACCTTATTAATATTAATGGTGGAGATTCGTTCAACATCATCTGTAAGGTCAGTGTATCAATGCTAAACACGAGCGTTACGCTACAAGCAATGTACCCAGTTTACATAGCCGAGGGTGTGACTGATTCTAAGCGAGTGAACATTATAGCTACGTCTGACAAGAACCTCTTTACCATTACAGAGAAGGGCGGAACTTGCACAGTCAAGGCGCAGGTAACGGATGGTAATATGGTTACATCTACTGGCTATACGTTCAAGTGGTATCTGCCAGATGCTAACGGCGGATGGGTACTCAAACAGAATAGCACTTCCGCTACATTCACAATCAACGAGACGGACGTGGATTCTTCCATCATCGTTAAGTGTGAAGCATACAAGGGTAACGACTTCTACGCTTCCGACACACAGACTATCAATGACGTATCAGATGAGTATATTCTCTATCCGAACCCTACGGACGGAAATGATAACCCTGTAGCTGAGAACTTCATTCAGAACTCAGGCGGCAAGATTGTGTATAAGCCTTATATGCGCAAGAGAGGTTCAACGGCTAATGAGACAGGAGTAACGTTCTCGATGTCGCTCTATTCAAACGCAGGTGTGCCTATCACCTCTGCTATCACGAAGTCGGGCAATACGTTCACGATTACCGAAGCTGGTATCAGAGATTATAAGGGTGCGGTATATTCCATAACAGGAACTAGATAGCCTATGGTAAGGAAATTAGCAGAAGCGACTGGCTCTATCACCTTCTCGCAAAAGGGAGAAAAGGGAGATAGAGGAGAAAATGGAGCGCCTGGTCCAATTGGTCCCACTGGTCCACAAGGTCCAATTGGTCCCACTGGTCCTAGGGGTACAAAAGGTGCTCTGATGCGTGAGCATGACGGATTTGAATCAGGAAGCTACAAGTACTTGTCTGGTTCGGGTGCAGAAGCATACGTTGATGTTGTGTATATCAAGGACAGTAAAAAGTGGTGGCAATGTATTGTCTCTTATAATGATGCTACATCTTCTCCTAAATTGAATGATGGACATTGGGGAGAGATGAATAACTATAAGTCAATAGCAACTCATCTTCTCCTTGCTGAGAATGCAACCATCAATATGCTCGGAACCAATCAGATTAATCTGTACAATCCGTCAGGCGGGGCGATGTATGGTTCGTTCAGGGTTGTCAATAATGATAATGACTGGAGTCTTTGGCTCGGTGGCAAAGACGGGGATTCAGCTTCCTTTGCAGTGACACGTGGAGGTGTAATAAAGGCTACGGCTGGCACAATCGGTTCTTTCGCCATAAGAGAGCTTCAAGGGGGATATTATGATTTCTATGCCAACTATAAGGGAATTGCAAATTTCAGTGCACCATCAAGCATATCCTTGAACTCACAAGGTATCTCCGCATCAACTGGCGTTCCTGGAAATGGAGCGCAGTTCTTCTTCGGCAATACCGAAGATACCGAAGGTACACCGTCTTGGACTAACGGAGCGTTGCGTATAACATTAAATACACCAAAAGGTGCAAATACAGACCAAGCTGCTGCGTACATATCAGTTATTGGTACGTCTGGTTATACGGCAAAAGCTCTTGAACTGTCTGCGATGGGCGGCACGAAAAGCCACGCTATCGCTATAAACAACGGAGATGTAGCAGGTCTTAGACCATCTTTTGCTAATATAGCATCGAACTACACTCTTACTGAGTATGACCACACGATTGAATGCTACAATTCCTCGGTAATCACAATTACGCTGCCATATTCTCCGAAATATGGGCAATGCTATACCATAATCCAGCGAGGAGGTAGGGTGATTTTTTCGTCAAGCAAAGGTATCTACGATGCACGTTCCGCCGTTACTGGCACGACTTGGAACTCAGATTCGAGAGGGCAGGTAAGTTGGATATGGTATAATGGTAGCCAGTGGATAGTAAGTTATGTGGTAAGTTAAAATAAGTTATATATGAAAATAAAATTAGAACACTTGGAAGTATTTATGACACTCGACAAGAATCAGTGTCAGGTAGTTAACGCTCGAAAACAGATTGCGAACATCATTTATTCGCAGGGAGCGGGGCTTGGATTGGCAGGGCAGGCTCTTGCCGTGAAGATGTGGAATGGAAGTGACGAGACGGAGTACACCGATGAAGAGGTGAAAATCATCAGAGAACTCGTAGAACGTACTACTGCTCCTTGTTTCATCGACGCAGTGAGTGCCGCTATCAACGACGATGCGGCATCGGACGATAAAGAGGACAAGTAACGACGGTAATAATAATAATTTAGAAGATACTAAAAGGTATAAAATTATGGCTATAAGAACAAGAAAAATCAGCGATTGGCTGTCTGCTAACGGGCAAGCCATCACAAATGCTTCAGCGGCTAGCATGAAGGCTTATCTTGAACAGAATCTCCGTTCATTGCAGGATGGAGTGTATATTGGTAAGATACAGAAAGAAACTTGGGGCAGCTATATGAGATGCGAAGCATGGCAGACTACTAGCATTGGAATTAGTAGAGCTGATGCTGATGCTGTCGTAGTCCAACACGGTAGCATACGTATTGGTATTGCCTTAACAGAACCTAGTGCTCCAATGAAATGGGGAAGCGTACAAAATGCTAGTTCTGTCGGGTATCAGACATCAAACGATTGGAGTCTCCTCGATGGCAAAACTAGAACAGCCGCTATTATGGCGAGCAGTTATTACAAGAACGATTCCCCTCAGACATACGCAGTTGCTTACTGCTACAACTATTCAAAATCACATACGGGTGACCCAGGAGGAGACGTTAGTATTCCAGCCAAGTCTTGGCATCTCGCTGCAACTGGAGAACTCGAAATTATCCACTCTCATTTCGAGACTATCAATCTTGCCTTGCAGCGCATTAAGAGCGCAGGCAAGCAGAATGCCGATTTGCTCCAGCGGACGCATTACTGGTCGTGTGTTGAGTATTCGGGCAGCGGTGCGTGGGATCTGAGTTTCGACTATGGCCATCGGTACTTCTACGGTAAGGTTGACGTTTCGCTTCGAGTTCGTCCTGTTACAGCATTTTAATCATTTTATCTCTTCACCCCTTTACCTCTTCCCGACCGCAGATCGGGTAAGCAAGGTTGGGAGGTGAAGAATTACGGACACATAAATAATAACAATATCACGAATAATTAGTGGCAATAAGCTAGAATATCTATGGCATTAGCGAAGGATTTACAGATATATAAGGACACTTTTGAGTTGATCGATAAGCTCACGGCTATGAAGGTTGGTTTTCCGAGAATGTATCGTTACGATTTAGGTGAGAAAATGACAAGCGTTGCTCTTGAACTTTTTGAGTATATTCAGCTAGCGAATATGTATGCGGATAACAGACATCAGTACATGATGGGATTTCGTGTCAAATTCGAACTTCTCAAAACAATCCTTCGCCTTTGCTTCAAGAGGAAACTATTCTCGGAGAAGCAAGCGGCAGATATTTGCAGATTGACAACCATCATCGGTAGGCAGGCTACAGCTTGGGGAAATTCAAAGAAAGGTTAGTCCTGCTTTGAATAAAGCTAGAGTATAATTAGGTTAAGGCTTATTATAGAATGTGATTCTTCATAAATAATGGTCTCGCTGCTGTCAAGTCGTATCATCATTTGTTCGGTGTAGCGAAGCAGCTAAGATGTATAATAAAGAGCGAGAAAATAGCGGACGAATTACTGGTCGTGTGTTGAGAATTCGGGCAACAATGCGTGGAATCTGAATTTCGACAATGGCAATCGGAACAACAACGGTAAGGTTGACGATTCGAATCGAGTTCGTCCTGTTACAGCACTAGTTAGGAGAGTTAGAGAGATAATAGTAATGGTAAAGGCAGAATATATTATAGCAGCCTACGAAGACTGCCGTAAAGGCAAGGCGTCATCACCAGATGCAATAAGGTTTGAAACATACCTATTTGAAAATATAACGGACTTGGTTGAAAGAATAAACTCAAGGACTTACGAGCCGATGCCATCCATTACCTTTGTTGTCTCCCGACCTGTCTATCGAGAGGTATTTGCTGCTAATTTTCGTGATAGAGTTATTCACCATTATATTGCTTTACGGCTAGAACCGTTATTCGAGGGTGTTTTCAGTGATAGAACGTATAACTGTCGCTGCGGCAAGGGGCAGCTCTATGGAGTAAGGCAGCTTGCAGAAGATATTAAAGAATGTTCTGAGAACTTCACCAAGCCGTGCTGGTATCTGAAATGCGATATGAGAGGTTTCTTTATGAGCATACCTAGAGAAGAGCTTGCAGACAAAGTAGATGCGTTTATTTTAGATAATTACAAAGGAGATGATATGGAAGACCTGCGCTACTTGTCTCGTGTTACGATAATGAATGACCCGACAAAGAACTGCATCAAACGCTCTTCCGAAGAGACCATGGCAAAAGTACCGAAAGGCAAAACTTTGCGAGGAGCAGAGAAAAACCACGGTCTCCCTATCGGCAACCTTACAAGTCAGCATGATGCAAACTTCTGGCTCAATGATTTTGATTGGATGCTTGAGATAATTCTGCATATCTATCACCACGGAAGATACGTGGATGATTTCTTCTTGATTCATCAAGATAAACGGGTATTGTTAGCTTCTATCCCTAAGATAAGGGAATATCTTGCCAATATAGGCGTTACATTGCATCCGAGGAAGATAGAACTGCAATCCGTATATAAGGGTATTAAGTTTACCGGTATGGTTGTGAAACGTGATAGATTTTATGTTAGTAATCGTATGGTAAGCAACTTTAAACAACTGGTACATCATATGAATACATTGCCCGATAACTACACGATAGAGGAATTGCAGCACTACGTTTGTTCTATCAACAGCTATCTAGGGTTGATGAAACATTGTGATAGCTATGATATCAGAAAGGGCGTTATACTGGAAATGGATTTGAGATTCTATAAACACCTTTATATTAAAGGTCATTATGAATGTGTCTGTATCAAGAATAAATACAAGAGAGATATAATTAATCGAAAGAAGCTAAAGAAACACAACAGCAAGGATTTCGATTTTTTGATGGATAATTACTATGAATCAGATAAAAAGGACACTAGAGAGAATCCCGACCGAGAAGGAAATCAGCCTGCTTCTTGATGAAGGGTATGAGGTTGAGGTTTATATGAGAGACGGAGAAGTTGTTATGGAGACGTATGAAGCACCATAACGCTTATTTGTCATTATGGTACTTTTTGTTATTAACACATATTTAACTTGCTTAGATGAGTACCTTCCAGTGAGTACATCTCTATTCCCATCGGAAGCCCATGGATATTATTACCGATATACTGACAGTCACCTATAGATACCATTTTCTCAAAATCCGCCTTTGGCATAAATATAACACGAAGGATTCTGTCTGTTCCAGAATACTCTTTGACATAGCAGAATGCGACCGCTATTACATCTCCGCTTTCTATCTGCTTATATAGTTCGTAGGCGGCTGTATCTTCTTTTGGTTTGCATACGTATTTTGTATCAGTAACCACAACGGAAACGTCACCTTTTGTACCGATAGTATCTACGCAGACACCTCTATAAGTATCAAATCTTTTAATATTCATAATCTTAATGTTTTGATTTCTGCCGCAAAGATGCAAAATTAATATGAAAGCACAATGCTTCCGCTGCCGAAAAATGAGAAAGAGGTAACGAGAAAGCAGCAACAAAGCTTTCGGATTGTTATTTTTTATAAAGTTTAACACAAAAATCAATCAAAAAAACAATCACTTATCTTAAAAAATGCGTATTTTTGCACCATTAAACTTATGAACCGACATTTAAAATCAACGAATTATGACTAAAGAAGACGAAGCCGAAGTCCAACGACTATTAAAGAATGTGGACGTAACCGAGCTGATGGATATGCTTATGAAGCACGGAAATCGGTATAGCAGGAGAATCTTGAAGTTCTTCCGCTGGTTCTGCAAGTACATACCAGTTGTCCTTATGTGCTTTCACGCTTATGGGATATGGGAGTTCTCTCAGCATCATAGAGAGATGTTTATCCCTTATGCAGAGAATGCGCCTTGTTATATCTACATCTACTTTATGGTGTACGTATTGCCTATGGTGGCTATTCTGGCTAGTAGATTCTTCTTTTTGTGTTGGAGATACAGAATACCATTTTTCTACTTTTTCGGCATCAACGCAGCTCACATCGTGGAGTGGAGTTGGTACACAACCAACAATATGATAGATTCCTGCTTTACGGTTATGATTGTAACGGCAATGTTTTATCTATATGGATTTGCAGATATGTTTATCAGTAGAACCAAGTTAGGACGTAAAATTTGTGCATGATTATGGGAAAGATATTGAATTATAAGATACTCGGCACGGCTTTAAAGTCGCTGAGTGATGCTTGCTTTAAGGCAGACGAGCAGCAGCGAAATGGTGAGAAGGTCACTGCTTGCGGAATGAGCGATGATGACCTGGATAGATTGTGTGACATCATCCCCGATATGCTCAATCCTATGATGAGCACCGAGGAAGTCAAGGAGAAACTGCACGTTTCTGATGCGACATTGAATAGAATGGTAGCGAGAGGCGATATTCCTAACGGTGAGTGCAAGAAAAGAGGGCACAGCCGATATTGGAAGAAGTGGGATATTCTTCACTATATTAAGAGTAAGAGAAAATCATAACGGATAAGCCCTATCGCAGCACGGATAAGCGAGCACGTATGAGTATTATGGATTTTATGTTTCAGACTTTGATTATAGTAGCGATGTTAGCAATAATCAACAGCACATTCATTGTTTATCTATACATTACTTATAAGTATAAGACGATAGACAAGTTCTTTCTATCTTGGGTGACATCATCAACTATGATATTGATAATGTGGTTCGGGGTAGGATTGTATCTGTATCTACTAAATATTTCTTAGGAGTTGAGTAAGAGAGGTAAGTGATTGCCTCTCTTTTTGTTTTCAATCCTTTCCAATCTTGCAAACTTTGGAAAGGATTCTAATTTCCCCGATTTCGTGGGTTTTAAAAATACAATATTTTATTAAAAATATATATTAGCTTAAAATGATATTACCTACTATCACCTTAAAACACTGATAATCAACCACTAAAAGAAAGTGTGATAGAGTTATATTTGCTCTCCCCTATTCTTCGTACCTTTGCATCCGTAATCGATTACATAGTGTTAGTTAATATTAAGGATTTCAAAAGATTGTATTATGGAGATGACAGATGCAAAAGTAGTAGAGAAGAAAATCTACGAAGAGGGAAAGAAGCACGATGAGTATGCTTCTAAAGGTATCGCAGGCACAGGATTGGGTCTTGGCATAGCTGGTACAGCACTCGGTCTTGGTGCTTGGTTGTTTGGCGGTAATCGCAGCGTGTTTGGTTCACTCGGTGGCAGTAATATGCCTGAGAATGTGAACATCAACGCAAACGGTTATGGCGCAAATGCGAATGCCAACCAGCCAACCGCCTTGCAGGTAATGGAGAAGGAATGCGCTGATGAGGTGAAGTTGCTTACCGACATGTTCGGCTTGAAGCTTGACACCGCTAACAAGTTCTACGCTATGCGTGAGACTGACATCGCAGAAAAGTTCTCTATGTACAAGGGTGCTACTGATGCCATCAACGCAGAGAACCGCCGTGCAATGCAGGCTGAGTTCGGACTTTACAAGTCTCAGGTAGATGCGGACTTCGGTCTGTACAAGAACCAGCGAGACCAGTACGATGCGTTGCAAGCTAAGTATTGTGACCTCGACAAGAAGGTAGCCATTATGGAAGCCCTCACTCCTTACAAGGAGAAGCTTATGATGGCTTACGTCAAGGAGAACACTTGCAACTGCTTGCGAGGGCAGTTGATGCTCCCGAACACTCCAGTACTCCAGGGATTCGGTAGTTACAGCGGCTGCAACTGCGGCACTACAACCACCACAACGCCCAGCACTGGTGCGTAGCAAGGCAAAGACCGTAAGACGGACTAAGAAGAAATGAGTTGGTGAGGGGTGTTTGCCCTCGTTGGTGGATGCCCTCTCACCTCTCTATAACATATCACCAACTTAAAGATATTGATTATGATGAATTTCGGAAACAGCCCTTTACTTGATATGGGCACAAGTCAGCAGCAGCCGCAAATGATGGATGCCGAGTTGCAGAAGGTGTACGAGGCTATACAACAGAAGCGAGCATCTATCAATATGCAAGCGCAGCAATCCGCCACCCCACTTTGGGATGAGATTGATAAGATTGAGGACAATCTTACGGGCGCACAACGTCAGTACTTGATGCAGAATCAGGAATACGTTAATAGCTTGCAATATGTGTCTAAGCTAGTGCAAGATGAGGAATTGCGTATCATACGCCCTCGCATTGAGAGTACTCAGCAAGGACAGGAAGCATTGAAGAAGCACTTATCTTTGATGCAGCGTTTGAGAAAAGAAGTAGCGCAAGCAGAGGAACAAAAATCTGCTATGCTCAACGATTATATGACTAACCACAGCGACAAAACTTGGCAAGAATATCTCGTTTGGTACAACAAAACAAAGAAAGGAGAAACTAAGAAATGAACGTAACAGAACTGAAAGAGAAACTGCTTACATCGCTTGATTTGTGGGCAGACGCAAGAATTAGCGACATGGTGAAGGAGAACCCTGCATTGGCTATTCCTTCCGTGTATATGAAGCGAGCTTCACATAACATCATCGCCAAACACAAGGATAGTTGGGGCAAGAGCATTGACAACGCTACCCTATTCATTGCCGATGAAGACGGCAACATAGATGCCAACACGATATTTGAAGATATGATGCAGATGCTAAAATCCGTGGAAGATTACAAATTCGATGTAGGTTTTATTCACGGACATATCGACAAAGGAGTTGTGTCTATTGACCTGCCAGATGGAATTGCCACTGCTATCCTCTTTGGAAGCAAGCGAAGCATCAACTTCACAGAGGAGGACTTTGTAGAGTTGAAAGATTTGATAATAGGTTAAAATATATAAGATATGGAAACAAAAGACATTATGAGCAAGTTTGATGAGCTGTATGGGATGATGGCATCATCAGCCAACGTGAAGTATATGCGCACATTTGGAGACACAATGCGCTGCATGATGAAGGATATGGCATCAAAGCACCCAGAGTTGGCGCAAGAGTATCTTGATAAGCTCTGCGCCATCAAGTGGAAGAACTATCTTACCAAGAATGAGGCATCAGAGATTGTAAAGGGAATGAATCCATCTGCAACATGGGATATGCAGACATGGCTCAATGCTATGACTGGTCTCGGACTTGCAACAGAGGAGAAGCCTTACTACAACGATTACGCTTTGTACGTTGCGATGAACCAGGTAGTAAGCGACCACGGATGTACAATCGCCAAGATCCTCGGCAAGGAAGATGTGAAGGATATTGGTACAGAGCATTTGGTCAAATATGCACACAGTCTTGCTCTTGACTTGTTAAAAGACAAGGATGGCGTGTACGACATCAGAGAGTATTTTCTGAAGTAACATCAAAAATATACGGTTATGAAAAAGGTATTCGAAGACATTATAGCTAGCAATGACATGCAGGCTATAAAGAACTGTGTTACGATAATGGCTGATTGTTGTGAAGTCGGAATGAACGACAGCGTAATGCTTGATATGATGAAGCAGGTAAAGGGAGAGATTGGCGCGTGTCATTATGACGAAGAAATGGCAGATATGCATCTTTGTCTCATAGATCAGCTTCACACTAAAGACGTTGCCAAAGACTATTGGCACGAAGTCAAGAACGACAACATTACCATTAGCGATTGGTGCGTTTTGTGGGGTGAAATGGTAAAACGCAACGCCGGAAAGATTAAGAAGTGGTTCCCGAAAATCAACACGCTTGATTTCGAGAGAAAGATTTTCGACGAATGCGTTTCTTTCCTGGAAAACGGCGGAATGCCATATTATGATCTGAATATCTGATTTTTTCGTTATTCTGAATGAAGTTTCGGTTTTTTTTGCTATCTTTGCATCAAAAGACCGAAACTTTATTTTTATTAATTATTCAGGATAACAGATTATGACAGATTTATTAGATTCATCACAGATTCGGCAGATAGGTGTAACTATATTTTCAGCTATACTTGCCTTTGCAACGCCAACAGAAGGCTTCGTTTTGGCGCTGGTTATCGCCTTTGGCTTCAATATCTTCTGCGGTATGCGAGCTGACGGTGTGAGTGTTGTACGATGCAAGAACTTTTCAGCATCAAAGTTCAAGAACGCAATTCTTGAAATACTTCTCTATGTATCCATTGTTTATGTGATCTACGGCATCATGTTAGGTTGCAACGATGGTACGGAAGCTTTATTTGTGATCAAGATGCTTACGTATATATTCTGCTATGTGTATATATGCAATGCGTTTAAAAATCTCATCAAGGCGTACCCTAAGAACATCTCATTCCGGGTTATTTACTATATTCTGAGATTCGAGTTCGCAAAGGCGCTGCCTAGCTACTGGAAGCCGATTATTGACAGACTCAACAATGAGTTTGATAAAAAAGAGGAGGAAAACAAAAATGGCAAACAGTAAGATTTTGGAGCCTTTCATTCTCAAGTGGGAAGGTGGCTTCGTTTATGATAAGGATGATTTGGGTGGAGCTACCAATATGGGCGTGACTCTCGCTACGTACCGCTCAGTATTCGGCAGCAAGAAGACGGTTAACGATTTAAAGCGTATGACCAGGGTGCAATGGGGCATAATCTTCAAGAAGTTCTACTGGGATAAGTGGGAGGCTGACAATATCAAGGATCAGAATATTGCAAACATCCTCGTGGATTGGCTTTGGTGCAGTGGTTCTTATGGTATCAAGATTCCACAGAGAGTGCTTGGCGTTTCTGTCGATGGTATTGTCGGCTCGAAGACAATCGCCGCCATTAACGCAAGAGATGGTAGAGATCTGTTCGACACCATCAAGCAGGAAAGAAAAGATTTCATTGACCGTATCTGTCAGACAAGGCCTCAGAACAGAAAGTTCAAGAATGGTTGGCTGAACAGAATTAATTCGCTTGCTTATGAAACTGATTGATAAGATAACAAGAGTTGTAATCGCCATTGCAGTAGCAATGCTGATTCTATCAATGTTCTGTAGATGTAAGGCGAAAGAACGTGTGATAGAAAAACAGACATATATCACTGATAATCGCAATGAGTCTCAGTGGGATTCAATCTTTAACGCAAGGCTTATTAAGGAACTGGAATCATATAAAGTATCTCACAAGGAATCGGTGAAGTCTATAACGAAAGAGAAGACCCATATAAGGGATAGTACAGCTTCGAAATACGATGCGAACGGAAACAAAGTCGGCGAAGACAGATTTCACTACGAATTTCACGAGATATCACAGGAAGATGTACAGATACTGAGAGATAGTATTTCGAGCCTTAAGGAATACAAGGATAGTGCTGCGATATATCATAGCAAGTGTGACTCCTTAATCTCAGTGATAAGTAAAATATCGAAAGATAAAGTATATGTCGATAGACAACTATCAAAGGCCGATAAAGCTTTCTTGAATATAGGTAAGATAGCTTCAGTTTGTCTTTTTATAGGCATTCTCGCATTTTTAGGTTGGATATACAGGAAGTCAAAGCTACACAAACGTTCTTAGTTTTTTCTAATGTTTTTATTTTTGGTTATTAGTTGATTTACAAACAAAAAGGGGTGACCGCACGCGATGTGTAGCCACCCCTAAGCATATAGATAATGCACAGAAATTCAATCTTCTTCAGCTTGCAGGAACTTAATACTATACTCCGTTTCGTAGTATTTCTTCTGTTCGTCGGTCAGCATTCTTGTTTTGCTGTCAAAGAACAGGGTAAGCAACTCTCCATAATCCTTGTCGTAAAAGTAGTTATACTTTCGGCAAAGATAATTTCTGGCATTCATACACTTGCCGGGAACAGTCTTAAACTTACGCTTTGTCTTCTGTGGCAAACCGCTGGCAGCTCTCAGCTTCTCAACGGCAAGAACCTTTCTCAGTGTTTCCTGTCTCTTTCTGTTAGCCTCATCGGTACGTGTACGAGCAGCACTCTCCTTCTGTATTCGTTTTGTGGTCTCATCTGTATGCTTGACCCCAATCCTCCTAGCCAGGTTGTTGACCGATGCCTTTGTTATACCGAGAATATTCCCTACCTCTGTGGCAGAAAGAGCTGGATAGAGATTACGAATAGCCTGATCCCTCACCTCCTTCGCTTCCTTCTTCCTTTGAATAAAGGAGTCCCCATGCAGCTTATGTAGCCACCAGTAGATGGTCTGTATGGTGCATCCGAATGACTTCGCCAATTTGCTTGGCGACTCACACGGATGCTCCTTTATGTAATTTTTCTGTTCGTCTGTAAGTACGTTCATAGGCTACTTTTTATCAGAAGAGCCGTAGCCGTTATCGCCACGTTCTGTTTTACTTAACTCGTCCGTCTCTATAAGCATGATGTTGTCACTTGTTTCCAGGTGGAATTGAACGATTTTATCACCAACCTTGTATCGCGGCATATTTGGCATAACGTGATAGAATACGGCAGAAATCTCGCCAGTATATGGGTCATCGACAGTGCCTTCGCAATTACTGAGAATCATACCAGTCTTATATACGGAAGAACGAGGACGAAACGTAAAACACCTAGAAATGTCGGCAGGTTTGTTGCGGTTTTCAATCTGCAAAGCAAATCCAAGACCGTATTTCCATACGTTAGGCGCAATCTCTTCCTCTGAAACAGCATAGCAGTCATAGCAGAAATCATCATCGTGCGCCTTGGATGGCATAATAGCGTTCTCGTTGGTCTTTTTGAATAAAACAGGCACACCAACAACTTCGGTGAATCTATCAATCTCCACGCCATCAACATTCACCTTTCCGTAGAACATATCGGCAGGGCGAGTCCAAACCTTGCACTCTCCATAGAGAGCCTGATAAACAACTTCTTTCTCCTGAGTTTCACTATTAGTGACCTCAGTAATAAATCTGTAATAACCTCCTTTAAAATGTCTGTAAATCTTTTCCATTTTAATATTTAAAGTTTAAAATTCATGTTCATCACATACTTGGTCGCAAGATGATTCATGCTCGTTATTGCTGCACCATCCTACGCCGTAAACGTCTTCGTTGCCAAACCAATGACAGTTGCCACAACATCTTTCTTTATACATCTTGCGTTGCTTCCTTTTTGGCTTTATCTAATACTTTCAAAATACAATCACTAGCTATTTCGTCTGCATAACGCATAGGAATGTAACCTCTTTTATAGCCCCTTACGGCACAATTATTAACAGTAAGTCTATGATTAATTCTAAGAATTAATTCATACACATCATCGTCAGACTTACATTTTCGTAACCCATCTTCTATATCTCCTCTAAGAAGACACGGAACATCGTGAGTTTTTATGTAATTTAAAACTATTTCTTTGTAGCTCATATCACTTAAATTTAATGATGAAAAACTCAGTATCTATCCATTTATCCAAGCAACGTATTTTTCTTTGACAAACTCTTTGGTGAAGACCTTATCGAAGAGATAATGAGCATCTGTTTGTGTCATAAACCCTAGAGGATGATAAGCACCAATGCAGTTCTCTTTCTTATCCCAATATGCCGTTAGCTTTTCTTTCTTTTTAAGTCTCATACGCTACTTTTTTTATCGAATTTATTGCCAATAATAGACCATTCTGAACAGTGAGCAATAGCTGTAAAAGAAAAATTAATATTCCCAGTAACATCTGAACATTTAAAACCACATAAAGAATCATCCCATTTTACCGTGGCTACTCTTTCAAAGTGTGGGCTACTTATAATATCACCTTCCCAAATTTTATTGCCATCACAATCTTTCGATCCTGTGAATTGGCAGACCGTTAAAGGGTCAACCTGATGTGCCTCGTTTCTATTAAGCATTGATTCACTCTGCCTATCCTCGATGATGTAAGTGTTACCACATTCAGCATAGAAGTAACCTTCTATCCAAGTGTTATTGTCAAGACGTTTAGCCTTGAACTTGATATTTTCTACTTTCATAAGCTATTATTTTAAATCACTTGCACCATCAGCAATGCCAACACTATATCTCTCGACAAACTCAGCAGAGCGTGCTGCCATTCCTTTAATCATTGCCTTTTTATGTGAGACGTTACCAGTAGTTAGAACATCAGCTTCTTCGACAATATTATTAAACCACTTGATGATTTTGTCTCGTAGCTCATCTGTTATTACATATTCTTCCATATCAATCTTCTTTAAGTTCTACTGGCTCATCGTTCCAAGTAAGTTCTCTTCCGATGAGTTTCTTAATGCTACCATAAGGAAGAGATAATTCAAAAAGTGTATCTTTCCAACCATAGTAGTTATCTTCATCCACTACTCTTGTTGGCTTACACATTGAGATAAATTCTCTTCCTTGTTTTGTTACTGCTACCCATGCCATAACTATTTCTCATCAATTAACTTGAATCCGTCAATATTGTACCATCTTGGCTTTTTCTTGCCATCTAACTTGCAACATATCTTTTTGTCGGCACGTATTCCTAAGACTTCTGTTCTATGGAAATTATGATAACCGCCATAAATCAAACCTCCAAAAAGTAATCTTGCCCAATTAATTGTATTGTACTCGACTACACTTCCAAGATGAACTTTTTCCCATTCTTTTTCTGTCATAATCTATCCTCTAGCTCCTTGTTTCTTTTGCTCATTGTTTCTTGCTGTTCTTGTTGCAACTTTCTTAGATTAACCATTCTATTATGAAGATTATCTTGGCTCTTTTTAATTTCGTGTTTTACGTAAAAAATCGTAAAAACGAATCTAAAAACCATCCACGCAAGAAATGCAATAATTGGAGACATAACCAATCCCCAAGACCAGTCAATAGCACCACATAATTTCATAACGATAAACGCAACTTGAATTAATGTTGCAAATAATTTAAATTCTTTCATAATTCTCTTCTTTTTACCCTCTCCCTTTTACAGGAGAGGGTGGTTAGTTACTCATTAACTTCAACAAACTTTCCGTTTTTAAGTTGATACCAAGTATCAGCCTTGATATTCTCTCCATCAACGTACTCAGTCTTAACACATACTGGAACATCACGTTTCTTTTCATCGCTCCATTTCCATTCTGCCAGAGTTATCCATGATCCTACCTTTGCTTTCGCTATTGAACTGTTGCCAGCACACATGATAACGGAATCTTCTCCAGTGCTATCAATCTGAGCAGAGTAGCCACTTGAACCAATCTGAGCAGAGTAGCCACTTGAACCAATCTTAGCAGAGTCGCCACTTGAACCAATCTGAGCAGAGTCGCCACTTGAACCAATCTGAGCAGAGTCGCCACTTGAACCAATCTTAGCAGAGTTGCCACTTGAACCAATCTTAGCAGAGTAGCCACTTGAACCAATCTGAGCAGAGTCGCCACTTGAACCAATCTTAGCATAGTTGCCCGATGAACCAATCTGAGCAGAGTAGCCACTTGAACCAATCTTAGCAGAGTAGCCACTTGAACCAATCTTAGCAGAGTCGCCACTTGAACCAATCTTAGCATAGTCGCCACTTGAACCAATCTGAGCAGAGTTGCCACTTGAACCAATCTGAGCAGAGTTGCCACTTGAACCAATCTTAGCAGAGTAGCCACTTGAACCAATCTTAGCAGAGTCGCCACTTGAACCAATCTGAGCAGAGTTGCCACTTGAACCAATCTGAGCATAGTTGCCCGATGAGCCAATCTGTCTTCTTCTGTCTCCATTGTCGTTTAACACACCATCTGCCTTAACTTTATATGGTGATGTTATATCTTTCAGCCACTCGACACCGATATTAATGATGTCAACAAGCTTCAACTCAGCCTTAATCTTGATACGAGAAGAGCATACCTTTGTCGAATCTTCTTCTTTCTCAATCTTACCAGACTGTTCTACCTTTGCAAATCGTGATGTCAACATGTCATAATAGTCCCAAACTTCCATCGGAGACTCGCAAGCATGAAAACCACGCTCGCAACACTTGATATTTCCACCCATTTTGTACTCTTTGCCGACTTCATACTGAAAGCCACGGCACTGCATATTCTCATCGAATCCCTTGTAGGATATAATCTTGTTTTCTTCCATTATTACTTACTTTATGCCCGAAGGCGGTTAAATATTAAACTAATAAAGATAAGCTGATACCTAATATACCCGCTCCTAATATCATTAGTATAACTCCTTGGAGCATATATTTAAAATCCTTCAAAAATAAATATACTCCAAATGTAATCAATACTATACCTATTATAAATATTACTTTCATACCTCCATTTTATAATTGATGTTCAAGCCGAAGAGAAGGTGCTGGAGTTGATGAACATACTTAATGTATGCAATTTGTTTACATACATTGTTGTCAGTAAACGGATATACATCAAACTCATCACCGATACCTTTTTCTATGAAGATAGGAAAATATCCATATTCTTCAATATCGGGTTTTGTATATACCCAATGACTATTCTTTACTCCTATGCTCATCACTTCTTTCTTCCATCCATTCTTCTCTAGAATCTCAGGAGTGAGAGGAATCGGACGAACAGCATTATTACTAATAGAGTATGTTGTACTACTATCATTTAGCATGACTACCTTAACAAAGCCACCACTCAATGAAGATATTACTTTAAATATTTTATCTTTAGCAAATCGAAGTGCTGACTCCTTTACCATCACCAAATCTCCTGGAATATATAACTTATCCATACGCTTTACTTTTTACGATGATTAAACTTCTTTATAGCATCCTTCTTAGAAGCTGCCATAATCTTAACACCCTTGATGATAAACTCATGCTGCGCCTTTGGCTGACACTTCTGTTTATCAGAAGGAATGTTGCCGCTTGGTGCGTCAAGTCTAGGACTTGAACACCCGAAAATATCATCTTGTGCATAAGCTGCCGTAGCAGCCATCATTAATGCCATTCTCATTAAATTTCTACTCATAGCTACTCCTTAACTTCTTTAAAGATTACATTCTTTTTGTCTGAACGATATTTAGGAAGACACTTCAATCCAAGTGGAGCTGCGCCACAACAGCCAGCCACTCCTTTAAAGAAGCATCCTTCACAAGTGACATGTTCAACAGCTTCAAGAATAATAGTAACTTTTTCTCCAACTTTAAGCTCTTTCATTGTTTGCCTCCTTTCTGCAAATCATCAAGGTAAAGCCACTTAGAACACCATCCTCCTTCATCGCAAATCATCTTCCAAGTATCCTCATCATATCCATCTTTCCCTGTATTACACAAGTCGTAATATTCATCATTATCTAATTCTCTTTCACCGACAGAATATGATTCGAACCACATAAGAACAGATTTATTCTTTTCTTTTGGTACTTCTTCGCCGTCATGCCACAAATCTTTCAAGAACTCCTTGATAGCCCACTTAGCACCATCTTTAAACAACTCAGCGCCAAATTCTTGGCAGAAGTGATGCTGACCGTCAACCTCTGTGTCTTCATTATAAGACATTATAGGCAAGTCTTGCTCATACAAGTCTGCTGCTCCTTGTGCAGCTTCTTCTATTTTCTTATCGTCTATCATACTTAGTCCTCCTCCTATTTTTGATTATCGGTAATCAACTTGCGTAATTGAGATATAACCTCATCTACGTTCTTGTCATGCGCTCCTTCATAAAGTCCAAGGTTGAGCATAATGATGTTAAGTGCAGGGTCATTTATCTCAATAGCCCTTTCTATGAGTACATTAAGTACCTGTGCCAAAATCTTAAAAGTCATAGCATAAGGAATGCTTTTTGAGCATTCAGCTATTTCTTTCAAGAAACTTGGCAAATCAACCTTCCACACCATATCGTTCATAACATAGTCACGAACTGTCTTACTTTTGATTTTCTTCATAATCACTTTACTCTTCTGAATTGAACATTCTTTCTGTCTTTGCGCTCATTTTTTCCGCATTTGATGCGCTTGCAGACATTCTCATTAATATCGCAAGATAGGTCATCAAAGAAGCAACCGCTACATTCTTCGGTTTCAATAACTTTAAGCGTTATTTCAGAACCTATAGATAAATCTTCCATAGTTACACCTCCTCATTGTATTTATAGACAAGTCCGACAACCAACTTAACAAGCTCATTGTTTGTCATAACTCTTGTGTCAGTATTACCAAGCCTCAGCTCATCAATGATACGTTCTGCAACCTTCTGAATATGCCCCATCTTAGACAGAGGGAAACGCTCAATGTCGGAAGCCTTGTCAAGATGGAAGCTCTCACGAAGATAAGTGCCACGAATAACGCCATAAATTGACGGACGTTTTGTTACTACCCATACACCTTCATCTAACTCGTGACATATACGCATACACACAGGCTCGTATCTGCCATTTACTTTACCATACAAGGTGTTTGATATGTCGTGCTCAGGAATCTTGTATTCCTGATAGCGACCTTTACTGTTCTTCGTATACAGCGTTGGAATCTTTTTCATTTTTCTTACGTTTTAAGTTAGCTATTCTAGTTTCTCTAAGATATTCCTCTGATTTCTTCAATCCGAGTTTCTTAGCTTGCTTGGTGACCTCGTAAACACTTCTGCCGAGGATCCTGGCAATCTGCTTGTTTGAAGTGTTCGGGTATGCGATGGATAGAGCTCTCGTCTGAGTCTCGTTCCAAGGAGTACCGGTATTATCCTGCTCATTCTCAAGGAACTCACCATCAGCATTAAGGTTGAAGCCGTTGAGTATACAGGCATTCGCCAGAGCTTTCTCGGCACGTTTCCAGTCGAGTACCTTCTGACCGATAATCTCGAAGCCGAGGTTGAACTTGTCCGGGCATTCGGAGAATACTTCATCATCAACCTTGACCGGGTAGAGAATCTCCATAGCATTGCGCATGCGAGCATAAACTCCCCGGATAGGATTCGTGAAGCGTTCTGCGATATTTACGGCATGGATACCGTTGTACTTATCCATCATCTCAGCAAAGCGTTCTACAGAGCTTACAAGCATACTGCTCATCAGTTCCGACATCAGGAGCATTGTATACATCTTATGCTCTTTAACATGATGCTTGAGGAACTGGTTGTCGATAGCGTAGAAGCATTTCTGAACATCCAGCTTCAAGTCCTCCTCGATACTGTCCGTCATGTCAAGCCAGAGCTGAGACATTCCACATTCCTTCATATAGTGCATAAATGCATCGATTAGTTCGTCTGAGCACTCCTTTGCCTCTGTAATTCTCTTCTTTGCCTCGAAGCGGAAGATTTTCTTGTTCTCCTTGATGAGGTTGTATGTGTCGGTGATTTGTGTCTGAACGATTGAGGCAAAACCGCCGACCATAGAATAGAAGAGCATATAGAAGCGATTCACCTGCTCTTCGGTAGGTACTTTGACCGGAATTCTAGCTAACACCGGTCTAGAGAAAATCGGATTCCATCCTGTCTGCATGCTACACCTCCCTCTCTACTGCCAATGCGCAACTGACACAGAAGACCATCAGGAGCGAAAGGAAAATATGTTCGACCATGAAGCAGATGAATCCGTAGCCTGCGATAATTGCTGCGATAACAAGCAGGATCATCACTATTGTATGTTTGTATCTCTTCATTGTATATTGTTTTTTTTTATTATCTTTGCATAGAAATTCAACATCAGGGTGT